GTGTTCAATATTTACCTGATATTATAGACGGTATTTTAGAAATTGTTGTTAGACATTTAATGTCTAAAGCATCTGGATCGGATAAACACGATTATAGTTGGAAGTCAATTGGGGGTAAGGGTCTCGGTAATTTGTTTGGTGAAGTCATTAAAGATTCTAACATTTCTGAAATGATAAGAAATAAAATATGTAATTACGTACACGAGTAAATTATGAAAAATAAAGAACAAATAATATTAGAAAAAAAGATCTTAAATGAAGATTGGATTGAGAACACATTAATGATTGCGGGATTTGTTCCAATTCTTGGTGAGATAGCGGACATTGCTTTGATTATTTATTATTTAACCGTAAAGAAGGAACCATTATATGCGGTTATAATGTTGATCGCATTAATACCAACCGTCGGTGATTTTATAGCAAAACCATTTATTAAGTTATTAAAAGGAAGTAAGGTTGTTTTAAAAAATAGTGATGATTTGGTTAAGTTTTTAAATACCAATCCTAAAGCCAAAAAAATGTATGGTGATTTAGCTAAACATTTAGACAACCCAACACTAACAAAGGCAATTAATCAAACAGAAGAAATACCTAAAATCGGTAAAACTGTTGCAAATGCGTTACGTGAAGGTGTTAATAAACATAAAGGAATATTTGCGAAAGTATTTGAAAAACCATTGGGTGTTACAAATGCAATTAAAAAAGAATTTGGTGCTAACGCAAAAAGACCAATTAGTGCTGGGATAAAAAACTACTTTAAAACCCAAAGATTATCAAAGTACGTAGCCTCTAAAGGATATGCTCCCAAAAACTGGTTATCTAATTGGTATAATGTTGTATATAAAGCCAGAGGTGACAGAAGAAAATATATAAAAAGTTTTATTGTTGCAAATAATTTATTGGATTATTTTAATTTACCAAGCATCGAATCTTTTTGGGATAAATTTGAAAAGGACGAGAATTTTAGAGACGAATTAGCTCAAAATGAAAAATTTTCCGACATGGTTAAAAATTCAACAGATGAACAAGATCTCGCAAATATTGAGGGTAATCAACAAGGTGGTTCTAATGAGAGTGGTGAAGATGGTGGTAATGACGGTTTGGGTACAATGATGATGGGGGGTATGGGAACAAAAATGGGTATAGAACTTTTGAAAAGATTAGCACAATTTACTTAGTAATGTGATATTTATAAAAGTATATTGAGAGTTTATTGGTGTGGTTACCAATAAATGATAAACGAAAAAAAACGAAAGGGGGTATTCTCAAATCTCGACAAGGAACTCGTAAGAGTTCCTTTGTTGTTTATTTAAAATACGATATTTATTAATAAATAAATGTATGGCTACCGTAAATTTTACTTTAATACCTTATTCTGACCCAGATATTATTTCTCCATTTAGAGGTGGAGAAAACTGGCACGACCAGTTTCCCAGAGTGGATCTTCCGACAGAAGGTGCTCCTGGAAATCCAGATTCGCTAGATGCGTATCATAGATCTTGGTTTACTTGGGCAATGTTAGAAAGTTCCCAAGGGGTTTATACGCTTGGAAGAATGGATCAAGAGATACGCAGATGTATTGATAGAAGACAAAGATTTAGCTTTAGCATAATGACGCTTTATCCGGGTGATACTACAAATGTTAGTCCCTCTGCTGAAGGAGTTCAAATGAGCTATCCTTTATATGTACATAATTTAATGCAATCCGAACCTACTTATAGACCTTGGAATGCTTTAGCTATTGATTGGGGGGGATCGACCAGATGGTGGGTTCCCAATTATAATAGTACTAACTACAGAAATAGATTTAGAGCATTAAACCAACATATTGCTAATTGGTTAGAAACTTCTACATATAACGGGGTTAGGTATAGAGATGTAATTGGGTATATAACAATTGGTGGAGTAGGGACTTGGCAAGAAGGTCACCACCATCCTTTTGCAACAAATTTAAGTGCTACACCAGGTAGTCCGGGAGCTTGGCCAAATACAGGAATGGTCCCATTATATAATTCTCTAAAAGATATTGTGGATATGCATTTAGAAGTATATCCAAATTATTGGCTCATTGCTGAAATGGGTTTATTTGATGCCAGAGGATACCAAAATACGTGGTTACCACCCGAATTGGCGTCATATATATTCTCAATATCAAATAACAAAGGTAAAATAGGGTGGAGAAGAGATAATTGGAGTAGTTTCGATTATTCTTGGGGTCTTTCTAACAACAATAGATTTTCACTTAATGGAGTACAAGGGTCTGAACTTATATTAAACAGATGGAGAGAAGCTCCGGTGGGGGGAGAACCATTCGGTGCTAATACTGTAGAATACTCTAACGTTTCAAATTTACTTAATGAAGTTAACCTTTACCATGCAAGTATGGTAGGAAACGGAAATTTTGGATTGGGGTCATTACCTGATGCACTTAAAAACAATTTTAGAGCAGCGGCAAAAAGAATGGGTTATCGATTACAGATAACTAACGCAACTTATGATGATATCGTATCTCAGGGTTCTCCAATGTCTGTTTCTCTTACATGGAGGAACGTAGGTATTGCACCAGTTTATGAAGACTGGGTTGTTACTTATGAAATAAGAAACAAATCAAATCAACTAGTTTACTCTTCTCCCTCCAGCCACAATTTAAAACTTTGGTATCCGGGAGAAAATGTATCCCAAGTCGTAAACGACACAATACAAATACCTACCAACATACCTACAGGATTATATGATGTAAACTTAATTATAAAAGATCCGACCGGATATAGAAATCCTTTACCGCTCGCAATAAGAAATCGTCAAGCTGATGGATCATATAGATTGTTTACTGATGTAACAATTGTTTCGTCATCAACACCAACTACAACTATAAGACCAACATCAACACCATCACCTACGCTAACAAGCACCCCAACACCAACATCAACACCGATTTCAACATCTGTGGGAATTAGTACATTATTTAATAATACTAATGGAAATAGTGAAACAAAAAATGATAATAATGCAATAACATTAGGTGTTAAATTTAGGACAAATGTTGATGGTGTTATCAAAAAAATAAGATATTGGAAAACAATAAACGATAATTCAATTAAAATTGGTGCCATTTTTAATGAAAATGGATCGATTTTGAGTGAGGTTAGTTTCAATAATGAAACTCAAAGTGGGTGGCAAGAAGCAACTTTTACAAGTCCAATTAATATTAGGGCAAATACTGTATATATTGCCGCTTATCATTCACCATCAGGTAATTACACATCTACGTTGAATTATTTTAATAATGAAATTAATAGTGGGAATTTAACCGCATTAAGTGTCGGCAACGGTTTGTATGTTTACAGTAGTGGGTTGTTATTTCCAACAAATACATACCAATCATCTAACTATTGGGTAGATGTGGTATTTGATACCGTTTCAGTAACTAACACACCAGTACCAACATCTACACCAGTACCAACTGCAACAAGAACTCCATTACCAACATCTACACCAGTACCTACTGCAACAAGAACTCCGTTACCAACATCTACACCAGTACCGACCGCAACCAACACACCAGTACCAACTGCAACCAGTACACCAGTACCAACAGGTACACCAGTAAACACAGAAATTATGGTAACACAAACAGTTTTTGCGGGAAATAATAATTTGGTTTTAAATAATCAACCAAGTACAACAGTATCATTAGGAAACACTAATAGATATGTAACAATAATGGAATTAGATAAATTCCAAACATTTAAATTAGTTGCGAACGTTATGGTTGCTAGTGTATCCGCAAATAATCCAAGAATATGGGTACAATATTCAAAAGACAATGGAACAACATGGTCTAATTTATCAAGTACAGATAATTTCATTTCATTAAGAACTGTTGGTGTATTTGATACTCCGTGGATCGATATCGTTGATTTGGCAAAAGGAAAAGTTTTAGTTAGAGTTGCACAATCTGGCGGTAATGGAACTGCGGATCCCGCACTAGGTAATGTTTATATACACTATAAACAAACACTTGTGGATAGTAATATTGAATATGGTACAAATACAGATATTTAAAAAAAACAAATAATATGAAAAAAGGAAAAATCACATTAGAAGAAACAATAAAAAAAATCAAGAAACTTAACAAGTCATTAAGTGAACAAAATTTTTTCGGAGATGACGATTTCGGAGGAGAAGAATTATCCAATGACGATGAATCGTTTGATCATAGATCCGATGATGATGCCGAACAAATATTTATGAGTGCCATGGATAAAATTCGGGAAATTAGAGGATCTGATTACTCTGAAGATGTGTACCATAAATGGGTTGAAAGTTATTTCTTTAAAAGGAATGGACCAGATGAAGATATGGGTCCAATGTAAAATAAAAAAACCTCAGAAATTTCTGAGGTTTTTTTGTGGAGGTGTTGGGTTTCGACTTTTTTGGACTATCTCATCATCTTTTCAGATGTCGGACGCTCTTGATGGTTTTACGATAGAAGCGTCTATCACCCATTAGTCTCTGCACCTTTTTCTTCCTACGAAACTTGGCTCAGGATTGTCTAAAATTAGATTTTCCCTGAATTCATCCGATTTTTCAATCAATATTTCTATTGAAAGGGGCTCGATTTAACCCAAGTCTTGTCCGTTAACCAATAAATGGACTACACGTTTATTACAACATTGTTTCTCAATGTTCCGAAATATTAGGTTTGATATTTGTGAGAACCCCACCTACAAACAACTTGGTCTCAGAATTATTTTAAACGAGCTCTGACCTGTCACTCGTATAACGGACTTCTGTTCCTGGGTTATATGTCCTAATCGACCCGAAGTAGAGCCCAACTTGGTTAGGCTACTACGTTAGAAGTTGCAAGAATACCTGCAGCTTCCATATTTGCGTAAACGTTGCCGTTTGTTTTTACCATCGTAGTTTTAAGTCATAGATGATGTCTGACTACGTGCCCATTTATCAATCAAACGTCAATCAATTCCAGTCACCCCCATTATGTCAAATAACTTATATATTAAATATAGAAAAAATTCCCTAAATAACAAATAATGGTAAAAACTTTTGATATTTGGCTTCAAAAAATAATTTATTTTTTTCCCACTTCTTATCTGTTGCACCAATTGATTTATGGATAACCATTATTTTGGTGGTAACACCTATTTTAACACCTTGTCTAAAATTAAGTACACAAAAAGGTACATCATAAAAATGAAACCCCTCAAATTCCTCATCAAATCTTTCTTTAATTCTATTTTTATCGACAGCAAAAAACAACCCATCGACCATAACAACTTCTTTTAGATTATCTCCAAAAGTATCTGAGTAAGCACTTAACCATGTTTTATCTCCTTGTTGGTGTTTAACCTGACCATACATTGTTTGTCTGTTCTGCCACCACATACCATTGAGTAATTGTGTTGTTCCCGCCAATCCGATAATCCCATATTCAGGATTATTTCTGAATAATCTATTTAATTTTTTAGTTACGTCTTGGGTTTCTATAAATAAGTCGTCGTGCATGTACACAACAAGATCGTTTTTACTCTCATCTAATCCTTTGTTATAGAGTTGTGGTAATGAGTACTCACCATTATTTTCATATACTAAAATCTCAGTATCGGGATGATTAAACCGTTCAGTAACATGTTTTATATAATCATCATCCCTTTTCCTTGTTGAAATAACAACACTAAATGCATTACTCATATTCAACTATATTAACTTTTAAATCACCGTTTATCTCCTCTAAATCTAAGATAATTGGTTTATTGATCGGTTCATATCTTTCGGTGCAAATTGACGCATTTACATATGTGATGTCATTATTTTGTTTGACACCATATCCATCATGGATGTGACCAAAAACATGAATTTTGGGTTTTATTTCATTCACTCTAAAATGCAATAGTTTACACCCAACATGTCCTCCCATCGGAGCAAAATCTAAATGACCGAATGGAGGTCCATGTGTTATTAAAATATCGGTATTGTTTGGAATGTTGTTCCATTTCTCCTCGATCTCATTACCATTTCTTGGGAGATTAAATGCCCAATTATAGAATTCGGGTTGCCACGGACTTCCATATATCAAAATCGGTCTCGATATTTCAGGATGGTTTATAATTATTTGATTATCAAATAAATACGTTACCTTTGACTGTGATAAATTTTCTTCATGTAATAAATGTCTTAACCAATCAAACTCTTCTTTATGATTTGGTAAATACATTTGTTCGAACGCAAAATCATGATTTCCTGCAATGAATATTTTCTGATCAAATCCTTCAATCGATTTAAACCATTGAATGAATTCGGTTATTTCACCCCTTCTTCCTCGATTTGTGGCATCACCAGAATGTAGTAATACATTACCTTTGGGTAAGTTATATAACATTTGGTTATGTAATGAGTGTGTATCGGAAATCAAAACAATCCTAATCATGTTATATAATATAACAAAAAATAAACGTAAATAAAAAATATTTAATAATATGGAGTTACATAAATTGTTGTTAGAGGAAACTGATGAGGACGTTGTATTAAACGCCCTTAAAGAGTTAATTAAGAATAGTGAGTGGGATGGTAAAGTCTATTTAGTTGGTGGTGCGGTTAGAGATGAAATAATGGGTAAGAAACCCAAGGATTTAGATTTTGTAGTAAATGGAGATCTCAATGCGGGGATTGATTTTTCTATATGGTTAGCAGAAAAACTTGGGAACCATAAGAAAGGTAGTAATCCCGTAGTATATCCAAGGTTTGGTACATCAAAACTTTCTCTTACAAACAATAATAAAGGTTTACCTGAAATTGAATTGGAATTTGTTGCTCCGAGAAGAGAAGAGTATGATGGTAAATCAAGAAAACCGAATGTTAGTGGTGGTGATTTAAAAGCGGAGGTCGAGAGGCGGGATCTAACAATTAATTCATTATTAAAAAATATTTCAAATAATGAAGTTTTGGATTTAAGTGGTTATGGGGTAAAAGATATTGAAAACGGTATTATAAGAACTACTTCGGATCCTGATGTTATATTCAAGGAAGATCCTCTCAGGATGTTGAGAGCGGTCAGATTTGCGGTAAAATATGATTTTAAATTCAGTACGGAGGTACTAAAGGGGATTAAAAAAAATGCTCATTTAATTAATAATATATCCTCTGAAAGAATTGCGGATGAATTAAACAAAATATTATTATCACCAGATCCAAAGAAGGGTATACGATTATTAAAAGTAACTGATTTATTAAAATACGTTATTGAGGAATTTAATGATGCCATTGGTATGAAACAAAACCAGCACCATAAGGATGACGTTTTTATGCACACAATGGATGTTCTTTCAAAAACTCCTCCAGAGTTGAAAACAAGACTTATGGCGTTATTTCATGACATCGGTAAAGTTTTAACCAAAACCGTAACTCCAGAAGGGTCGGTTCATTTCTATAATCATGAGGAAGAAGGTGCGAAAATGGTTGAAACCATAATGAGAAGATTGAAATATCCAAATGAGTTAACCAAATCCGTGGTTTCTGGAGTTAGACATCACATGAGATTAAAACATGGTGGTGATGAAGGAAATGTTTCAGATAAGTCGTTAAGAAAATTTGTTGCGGCTGTGGGAGAAAATTTGGAAAATATACTGGATCTAATTCATGCGGATAACATATCACATTCAGAACATTCCTCAATGCCTAATCAGATATCTAACATTAAAAAAAAGTTAGATACTTTGAATATGCAGTTGGATAAAAATAAACCGAAATTACCAATAAACGGTAATGATTTAATCGCAATCGGATTTAAACAGGGTCCAGAAATTAAAATTGCATTAAACGCTGTTGAAGAAGCATATTACGATGATCCAAATTTGGATAGAGAAACGGCAATAAACATTGCGAGATCAACTAAAGTCGATAAAGAGATAAATGAAATAAAAAATTTCATTTCTCGTATGATGGATTAGGTGTCAAGAGCACTCAATGATTTCTTAACGTCTTGAGATACACTAAGATTTTTTCTCGCATTAATTAATGCCTTCATGGTTTTTGGTCCCACAATACCATCCACTTTCAATTTATTCTTTGCTTGAAAATCTTTTACCGCTTTTTGTGTTTGTGGTCCGAAAATTCCGTCTTGATTTAAACCAAGCTGGGCTTGTATTCCAACAATTGCTTGGGAATTTCTCGCACCTAAATAAAGATACCCTTTACCTCCTAAAATTTCTTCTTCAGATTTTGCTACACGTAATTTTGGTTTGGGTTTATTTATTGTGTCACTCAACTTTTCCGCTTGTCTAACCTCATCATCGGTAACATCATACATTGATCTATATTCATCCCATTTCCAACCTTTATGTCCTCCGGCTGTTATAACACCATCCCTCACACTACCATATGTTTTAGCGATCGTTCCAATTCTATCACCACCATTAATATTTTCACCATCATTAGTTGACTGAGTGGGTTGTTGTGATTGTGTTGTTGTATTAGATGATGGAGTACCGAGTTTAAACGTTTTTTTATCGTAAGCTCCGTTTACTTTATTCAACACAACAGGAACACCGATTTTTTTTAAATGAGAAACCGTGTCTTCAAGATTTTTTTGATCATACGACATGTTAAATTGAAATTCATTTTTTATCTCATTTTCAACCGATGAGTTATATAATGATTTTAATGCCGCATTAACTTTATTATATAGATCAATATTAGTAATAGATTGTATTCCGTTAAAAAATTCTGAATTATCTGTACCTAAACCTTCACCAGAACTATGTATTCGATCAGCAATTTTACCCTCTGCGGTATTTTTTATCTTAACTTTTTCGGGATCAACTATCGGTGCTGGGTTATATTTATACCTATTTTGTCCTTCCCATCCTGGTGATGGATCGACTTCGTTTATATGTTGTTCATTCAATGTTTTACCAACCTTATAATTCATCATTGAAATAATCCTGCGATGAGCTTCGTTTGCATCCAATATTTTTCTTTTCATAATCTAATAATATTCTATAAATATATAAAAATGGGTTAATTTTCATTAACCCATTGGGGCAGAGGTCAATTTCCCCCACCGCTCCACCACCTAATTTTTAAAACTAGGAAAATCTTTTAAATAACTCTACCAGCTCCGTAAAACCTGTTTTTGTACGAACCATAATTTAAATTACTGAATGTAACTCCATACTTGGAACTTGAATGAACAAACCAACCATCTCCAAGATATACACCCACATGCCAAGTGGATGAATTCTTTGATCTAAAGAAAACGAGATCATTATAATTCAGTTCTTCTTTGGTTATTCTCTTGGAATTTGCATACTGTTCTCTTGCGGTTCTCGGTAATTTGGTGTCGAATACGGTATTCATTAATTTACCCGTAAATGCGCTACAGTCAATTCCCCTTTTAGTTTCTCCACCATACTTATATGGGGTTCTCCACCACTCATTGATGAAATTCATCAATTCAGTTTTTTTTGGGTTGTCCTCATAAAATATGATTTGTCCAAAGGATGTTGTCGTTACAACAACCGAAATGATTAGTGTTAAAAATAGTTTTTTCATATTTTTAAATATGTTATTGTTTGTCTTTATTCATGTCTTCGTACTTTTTATTAAAGTAATCTGCCATGTTACTACCCATTTGATTTTGCATTAAAAGAATGTCATTACTTTTTTCAACTTGCATAGTGGAAATTCTTTTAATTGAGGAAATTTCTTTGGAGAGATCTTTAATTGCTTCGGTGTTTTCATTGACACTGGATAAAATGTTATTCTGTGTCTTCTCCATCTCATAAAACCTGTCCATGAGGAAATATCCCATTCCTTTGACAGAATCGACATTTGAATTGATAATGGAAACAGTATCAGATGTCCTTTTAATGACCTCTGAATTGACTTTAAACTCGCTTGGAGTACCGAAAATCGACTTGAAAATGAAGTAAATAATAAGACCTGCTGTACCTACAAAAATAAGATACTCACCTAATCTACTTGAAAAGGTGAGAAACGAAGATTTTTTATTTGTATCGGGGATCGGGGGTGTTAACTCATCCATATATCGTTTTTATTAAAATATAATAAAAACCCCCGTAAAAAAAAAGTAAAAACCCTGAGATTACAAGTTTTTTTGGTTGACTTTAGGAACATTATTTGTTCTTTCCTTATCCACCCCCTTTTGAAGGGTATCAACCAGTGACGGTTAATTAGATTAACCACTCCTTAAGTCGTTAGTTACTCTCACGATACTCATTGCTCTTCGAGGATGCCTCCCCGATTAACCCTTGCGAGGTTAGAGAACTTTCTTGTAAATCATATTGGGATTGGGTCCCTTTATGGCTACGAACAACTCGTAACTATGTAGTCACCTTTCACCAACGACTGACAGACACTTTTCCATTGTGTTTAAATTTTCAATTTTTCAGGAAAAGAAAAGTTTAAATTTATGGTTTGTGGATTGTGAAGGTCGTGGTCTGTCATATGGCTTTCTTATCTTTTGAACAAGAAAATACCAAACAACCCTCTGAGGTATCCCTACCTCCATGTTTTTGGATTTCTTCATTATCAGACCTTTGGTAAGGTCTAATAAAGGATAACAACAGCACCACCTGTACGAAATCTTATCTTCCCAACAGGATAAATCCTATTGGCTTAGATTTTAAGAACCCCATTACATTGAATAACGCAATAATGAAGTTGGATGACGACATTTTTTGCATGTATTCTACGAGTTACTCTTATTGGTGTTCCCACCTCAACCAAACGACCCACATCGCTTGGTCATCACATCCTTTCGCTACGGAGTTACCCTCACTACTCCGGACATAATGATGTCTCGACCGTATACTCGAGCTCGGTTACCCAAGCCGCAACTGATTAGAAACCTAAATCAAGTCACTTTATACCACTTTCATGGTTTATTTTTAATCTACCTTTCGGTAGATCACCACCTTACGGTGGATGGACTATATACAGCCCAATATTTTTTGTCAAAGAACTTTATCCGTTTCCGAATTAGAATGTAAAAGTACATAAAAAATCCGAAACAAGAAATATTTTTTAATTTTTAGTTATCCACACGTTATCAACAGTAGTGATAAATACTTTCGTTTTTCCAAAAAGAAACCCCCCAACAATTGTTGGGGGGATTTTCCTTTTATGACAAGAAAGAAAATTTACTTTTTGGTTTGCTCTTCCTGAGCCGAATTGTCTTTTACAAGCCTCAGTAACTCCAACCCAATCAAACCATCAAGGGCGTTTGAACCACCGTTTTCTTTACCACCACTATTGATGAGGATTTCAGGGATAATCTTCACTCCATTCTTACCAATTTCTTGGGTGATCATGAACTTAGCGTAGTTGTCACCACCCATGGCAGCCGCTTGTTTCTTGTACGCTTCGGCGGTTGCGTTACCAATACTTTCAATTTTCACCGCCTCTGCTTTACCAACCTGTTCGGTTTGGAAGGCTTCCGCGGTTGCTCTCAGTTTGGTAGCTTCGGCATCAGCCTTAGCACTCAATTCGATTGATTTGGCCCTACCTTCCGTTTCTTTAACGGTTGCTTCGGCTTTCCTTTCAGCGATGATAACCGATTGTTGAGCGGATACGATCTCACCCTGCATATCTGCCAAGGATTTCTCACTTTCATAAGATTGCCTTGTCTTTTGAGCCTCCCTTTGACGTTCAAAAGTTTTCTGTTCTTCCTGAGCGATTTTACGGTTGGTCAGGGTTTGCATCAATTCCGTTGGGGGAACGATGTCACCGATAAGGGTATCGACAGCGTGTACGTTATAGTCTTTTAGAACGTCAGATATCCTTGATTTGGCTGCGTCCTGACGTTCTTTACGTGTTTCCAAGAACGCGATGACATCGGAATCCTGAGCTGAGTTTCTGAAGTAGTTACCGATTGTTGGTTCAAGTACTTGGGACACCAAGTTCTGAATATTACCAAATCGAGCAATCACCTTCGGTCCTTCGGTTGCGGGAATATGGATGATTTGTGAAACGTCAAGATTGAACGTAAATCCGTCTTTTGACCTTACCGTAATTGTATTAAGGTTTTTGTCAAGATTATGTGATTCCGTTCTTGCGTTTGCCCAATTCAATACGAGGTTAGTTGTTGGTACAACCTGTATTTTAGTTGTGTACGGGTTAATGGGGTATTTACCCGGATCCAACGGAGTTTCCCACACACCCTTTTGACCCACTTTAACAATGTTACCGTGTTTGAAATCTGAACCCGTAACATCAGTACCATCTTCACCAACATATGATACAACAACGCCAACGTTACCGATGGGGATTTCTGTCATATCAACGATTTCAATCGTTACCGTCCAAGGATTTAAACTATATGTACCCGCTTGGATATATTGTGTCTGTAAACCCTTTTGTCCCCCAGCATCCAAGAATTTATCAAATTCCTGAAAGTTATTGTGACCATCAACGGGTTTACCAGCAATTGAATTTTGTGGTAGAGGTTCACCGTCCTGTGTGGTAATGACACCGACTTTACCGTCTTCAATTGTGGTTAAGTTAGTTAAAAAGACATCAAACAAAAGTTTATTGATACGATAAACACCGGGGTTCAAATATTTTGTTTGTTTACCCTTTTGTCCACCGTTATTAATGAACAAACGACCATTTTGAAAATCATCACAAACAACACCCCTTGCCAAAATTCGACCCGTTGGTAAACTAACACCATCTTTGGCAACAACCAAACCAATTTTGTTATTGGGAATACTGACAAATGGTTCTTCTTTGATTTCATATTGCCAAACCCAAAATCCCCAATATAAACCCGGTGATAGGGGATCGACCTGAAAACCAGCTTCACCATTTAAGGCAACAATTCGACCTTCGGGCAACTCTTTGTTTTTACCAAAAAGAACGAATTTTTTGGTTACCAAACCGATTTTATCTTCGGGGATGATAACCATACCAAAAAGAACCCTTAGTACCCATTTATAAAAAACGACACTAAGAACGGGTATGAGAACCCACCAATAAGATAATAGCAAACCAACGATGTCCATGATTTTGTTTTTTTAATTGATTAAAATAAATGAAAATTTAAACAGTTTCGAAGATACGAATATTTTTTAAAATACCAAAAAATTTTTAACTTTTTTTAGATTTTTTTTTCTTGGGGGTTTCGGGTACTTCTTGGGGTTCTTTTTTGAAAGAACTTTTCCATTCCGATTTTGGGATAAACATCCAATATCCGGTTTCAACTTTTTGGTCAGCGTCGGTATCGGACACCCTGATGATATCACCAATAACGCTGTACTTACCGTCTTTAATTGCTTTAATACATTTCATAAAAAGGATTTATAAAATAAATGATAACACATTTTTTTCATAAAAAAAAGGAAGAGTTTCCTCTTCCTTATAATCTCACTAAATGATTAGCCGCACATTGGGTCATTGCTCCATTGTGTTTATACCTCACATGGTAACCCATTCCTTCAACCATTCCTATCGCTTGTCTTAACACCCTATTAGATTTAAATCTAATATCGGGGTTTAGATCAATATCGATATATTTTGGTTTTGGTAAACCATTATGTACAAGATAATCCGCGATTTCAATTGACATCCACACTTCATTTAAAAGTCTGGTGTTCATGTCATATTCGATTTTGGTTTTTTGTCTTTTACATAAGACATGAGATCCCTTACCCTTTCTGTGAAGAGCAATAACAAAACCATATACAGTTTTTTCATTACTGTAGTTTTGTGAATCACCACCAATTAATATTTCTACATCATCATGTTTGTCGATATAATCTTTTATATAATCGACAAGATTTGTTATTGGTTTCCCAAATAACGTTGTGAAGTTTTCCATTTGAACCTCCTTTTTACATAATTATCACAATTTGACCAGCGGAGGATGATGGGATCGAACCATCGCGGCTATTACGCCCTAACACGTTAGCAATGTGTCCCCTTCACCACTTGGGTAATCCTCCATTTTATTTACGGGAAATTATTTTTCTTTATAGTGGTTTATTGCTATCATTATCCATGATACAATAATATCAACAACCGCCAATACTGGTGCCAGAATTAGTACCATAATGGTCTCAAGACCGGGACTTGTACCCGTAACCCCATCCGTTGATGTTTTACTGTATCTTGTAGTTATTCTCCAAAGACAATAAACGACACAAAAAATATGAAATATCCAATACATAAAAAAAATATAAGTAATTTTTATTGATCATTCTATTAAATTCACAATTTTTTAGCACTCTCCGAGATCTTCGATTTCGATATTCTCAAACTTAACGATCTCCTTTGAGCAGAATTTAATCGGTGTCATCACAACATCAAATGAAACATCATCATCACCATGACACCCTTTAAAAACAACTAAACCTCTTTTTATTTCATTAGTTGGGGATGCTCTATACTTTTTGCAAAGAATAACTGGAGATGTTTGTTTTTTTGATTTAATAAATTTGATGTAGGTGAGTATGGAAAATATTGTGAATAACAATAATGATACTATATAAAACATTTTCGTTTAAACATAAATATCACTTCTTCAAAGTTATTTCACACCTTGATGAATTCCATTCGTATGTAAGTATTTTGGATTTTCTCGCAATTGCGGTTTTTAATACACCATTAAAATCATCGTAAACGATAACCTTCTTCTTATCCTTCACCTCTTTTTCTAACTCACGTACCATTTCATCTGTGATTTCAACTTTTGATACTTCATCGGAAGCGTAATGATAATCATAATGTCCCATAAAAAAATTATTTATTTTTTTCTTCCTGATAAATCTATTTCAACAATTTCACCATCTTCGGTTTTGAAAAGTTTGGCGGAATGATCCCTACACATTTCTTTCTCGTTCTTTGTTAATTCCTTCAAAGAGGATAATAATTTATATCCGGGAAATATTCCGAGATATGTTAACAAATATTTTTTTTTCATAAAATATTTTTTGTAGTCGGGACAGGATTCGAACCTATGCCAGGACGGGGCCCGCCGCTACCCTTGCTCTATCCACTAAGCTACCCAACTATTTTTTATTGTAATACCAACCACTTTCAATCTCCTCTCTAAGTTTACCCTTTTTATCGTAATATTCCTTTGTGGAATTATCTAACGTTTGCCACTCAATAATTTTTTCCACAAGTTCATTCATTGTATCCCCATATAACACCAATTCCCTATCCTCAGTTAAATGTTTGATTTCTAATTTCAATCTTGGTTTTTTCATAACATAGATTTTGCGATCAAGGACAGGAATCGAACCTGCACGGATTTAAAGAAATAATCTCCAACTACTCACGTTTGTAGTTTGTCCACCGAGTTCCCCCACTCTATACGTTTCTTCAAGGGTACTTACAGCGCGTCTACCAGTTTCGCCACTCGACCATAATTGTAAAAAAATAACTAGGTCAGGAATTTCACCTGAGGCTAACTCACGTTAGCGGACCCGCATTTACTGACGGAACATATCTTTCAGGGATCTCACACTTAAGTATTTACCCTACGTATCTCCGGATTTCATGCGGCACTACCACATCTACTGTCTCCCAGTTATTTGTGTGAATATCCCCTGAGCCACATCAAGTATCTGTTTCGTTTCTTGCGTAGTTTAAAGGAATTAGTAACAGACTTACCTACTCAGATTTTATTCACAAAGGTTTCAATGTTTAACACATTTCAATCAAAGAACTATTTTAACCATTTTTTAATTGCTTTATTGCTAACACCGTATTTTCTACCTGTTGCGGAATATCCATTTTGAGATACTTCAGACATTAAGGTGTCAATATTAGGTCTTTCAACTTTTCTTTTTGACATGTAATTACATGTTTTACATTTTTTACCCCACTTTGATTTTTCACAACCACAATCTTCACATAGATATTTTTTGGGTTCTTTAATCATTATCCATCTATCTTTTTTTTCATCAAATTCCGAAATTTTATCTTTTATTTTTTCAAAAAATAGATCCGGCGAATGGTGTTCTCTATGACAATTTGAACAAAAAACATCACATTTTTCAAATTCTTCCAATATAAGTTTCATTGAAGTGTTGCTCAATGTTCTTTGATCTAATTGAAATTTTTTTGTTTTTGGATCTCGATGGTGAAAATCAAATGCCGCCAAATTTTTATCATATCCGCATTTTTGACATTTTCCTCCTCTTAATAAAATAAGATGATACTTTCTTTTAAGTGATCTCATTACTTGGTAATCGTAGGTATTTCTTTGGATTTTCATACCAATAAATACCAAGTAATTATGAAAACTTACATAATCTTATGTTTATTGTGGACCGAGAGGGACTCGAACCCCCGACTTACGCGTTATGAGCGCGTCGCGCTAACCAACTGCACCATCGGTCCAGTAAATTACTCCTTATTCTAAAACCCTTTTATTTCGGAGTTAACCTGCTATCTTAATGAGTATTTCGAGGGTTCAGGTTAATAACAACTACCACCTTCTAGATAGGGTATGATATGGTTGTAGTAGTTTCAGTCAATCAACCATCGTCCCTCTATGTTTTTTACCATACACCAACCTAAACTACTCACATCTTAGACTGTGAGATGAGGTAACGTTAACGGAATGCCTTCCGTGCAGGGATTTCATGTGTTTATCTGACTTCTCTTTCGAGTTCAGCCCCCGTGTTTAATCAACTCTCATTTGTTCAGTATTAATCAGTAGTTGTTAGTTATTTTCATCCAAATTAAATGTGATTTTTGTGTACATTAATTCCAAATTATGTTGGATGGTATAGTTTTCAATATTGTATTGGCACCTATCACAATTCCATAATGAAAAACGCAAACCCTTTCTGAATTCTATTTCATCATTGAGTTTGATCAATTGTATATAACATTCCAAAGGATTTGGAAGATATTTTTTTTCCAACATTTTATTGTGTTCCAAATATTTCCTCCATTTATCATCATTACCATCATCAGGACCGTCGTGATTTACCGAATATGTTGTGGAAGAAAACCAATCTTCATTCAATCGTTTATTTTCCAAACTTTCTTCTTCGGTGACCTCAATTACTCTATTCGATTTCAACAAATCTGTTGATAACGTTGGCAGATAATGATTAACAATGTATTCCCCAACAAAATATCCGAGTTGGTAATCCATTGTAAGATTATCCAAATACTTTTGAGTTCTCTCGATACATTCCTGTTTGTATTCGGGAGTATCCATTCTCTCCAAAAGTTTTTTAAATGATTTTGATCTACTCATAACACAACAAATTTAATGATATTTTTTAATATCCAAAAAAATTTCTTCACAGAGGGGATCGAACCCTCACGTTACCTTCAACTCTTATTTCGTCTGATAGTTCGACGATACGATTCGTTATGTTTTGCAACACATAACTCATTTGGTAACCATGTGTCTACCCATTCCGCCATATGAAAAAATCCTAGGAATTTAAATATTGAAATAGTTAGACATTGAAGATACTAGGATTACTCCGTATGAAGACCGAGATAGAAACAGCATAAATAACCGTAACTAATTCCCAATCCCAGTACACCCTGTCAATTCAGGATTAGTATCTTTATGTGAGCGAGTACTTCGTACTAAGCTCTTTAAACCGCTTGACAGACGGTACTCACAAAGGTTTCAATGTTTAACCTATTTCAATAAAAGAGCGAGGAACAAGGTTCAAACTTGTGACCCTCACGTTGGTAACGTGATGCTCTATCAACTGAGCTACCCTCGCGTGTCACCCATCTGTGTTTCGGATGGGCTAGATTTTACCAACGTTTTTTCGTATTGAAAAAACGACTTAACGGTCTTACCCGATTGAAAAAAGTCAAACTACGTGGAGACTCTGTTACCTGTCTTTAACCCTACGAAACCGGCGTTAAGGATGTCCGGTTTAATACCCGCAACTTTGTTTAAAAAGTATGTTGCCAAACTTTACGGTAACACATAACCGACGGAGCCTCCGGTCGGATTCAAACCAACGACATTCGCATTACAAGTGCGACGCTCTATCAACTGAGCTACGGAGGCATGGAGGGGGACACGTTATTTATCCGTTTAAGGGACTCCCCCAGACCCATTGAGAGAGAGAGAGACGAGATTCGAACTCGCGACTTTCGACTTGGAAGGACGACGCTCTGACCAACTGAGCTACTCTCTCTAAAAATCATTATTATAACTTATCGATCTTCACATCAATCTTTTCAATCTTTTTCTCGTCATCACCCAAAACCAAATTGATTGACCTTTCGTGACCCTTTAATGCTTCTTCATGTGATGTATATCTTTCTTGATAACCATCATGTTTTCCACCAAAAATCATGGTTTCCCATAATACAGGATCTCCTTCACCACTAAAACGATGATCAATAACCAAAAAAACCGTTGAGATCATAACATCACCTATCGTATCCTGTTTTGTTACCCTCGAATTAGTATCACCATACACCTCAGCCAAATCTTCAATAGAAATGGGAAATGGTTTTTTGTTCTCATCCAATGCATAAAACGTACTCATAAATTTTGTTTTTTGTAGTCCCCATCAGATTTGAACTGATGACCTATTGCTTGTAAAACAATTGCTCTAAACCAAACTGAGCTAGAGGACTAAATGTATTTTAAAAATGACCAAAACTTTCTTTTTTTCAAGTAATCAAAATCCGCATCGTTTTCATGTGCCTCTTTTTCAAAAGATATGTTTCTATATGCTTTACTTGGTGTTATAATCATTCTAATTAAAAATTCAATAAGATACCAAACATAAAATGGTATAACCAACATTTCAAGTTGTTGCCTCATGTGAATTTTTTCATGATTAATTGTTTGGTTTAATCTCTCCTTACTTACACGATCAGAAAATGATTTCTTTATGAATATAAATGGAAATAATGCAATACCAATAACATTTTTACCAAAAATCCATTTATCAATAATCTTAACAATACTCATAATAGTTTTTTTTTAAAAAATTTTTGTATATAAGACATTATCTCACCATACCTCAGTACTCGGCTATATACGGTCTTTTAGCGTCCTGTTTCCCTTGGCATCTCCCCCAATCAAGATAACCGTTCCTAGAGCTTGTATGGGGTAATGTTTGTAGGTTATGCTTCACAACATAACATTCTTATATACAATATTTCAATTTTGTAGAAGAGGAGAGATTTGAACTCCCGAATTCCGAAGAAAAATGTTTTACAGACATTCTGCTTTGACCGCTTGCATACTCTTCTATTTATCCATAATAAAATAAAATCGATCAAACAAAAATAAGAAATACCGAAAGGTCTTCGTCTCTTCTAGCTGGCCCACTATGTCCGACTCAAACGGAAATGCTAGCAACCCGATCCAGCTCGTCCTAAATTTAGGATTTCGGTATTTCTATGATACTGCCTTGGACTCGAACCAAGAGTCAGGGTAAAGGAAGTACTTTTAATCGGAACACTACTTTGTAAACAAGAGTAGCCTGTCCAGTACTTTCCTACGCCCCGTCGCTGTCTCCACCAGCGGCCAGTATTTTTCGAACAGAACGCGTATTCTGAACGTTACCATTTGCAAAAAATTGAAAATGTGCGTCTCCGATAGGACTCAAACCTATAACCTCAACCTTAACAGGGTTTTGCTCTATCATTGAGCTACGGAGACAATTTAATATTATTTCAATTCTTTAACTTCAACAATATCATACCCATCAAATTCACCATCAACAAATTCAAAACTAATATCAATGTTTTTAGATCTTAAACATTGATTAACCAAATCAATGATTTCAAAATGATTTGTGTCATGATAAATTTTAAAAGTATCCATTTTTTGAAATTTAAATGATAAAAAATATAATACTTGTGGGAGTTGAACCCCAAAGATCGATGCACCGATCACCCTCCTGTACGTCCGTCCAACCGAACTTACGAAGTAATATGTAAATCAATAGGGGAATATTGCAAATATCCTAGTACAGGTACTCCTATTGAAGTTTTTGGTACCCCTAATCAGACTCGAACTGATAACGTTTCAATGTGTTCCACGGATTCTAACTCCGCAAGCTTTTCCAATTTGCTCATAGGGGTATTAAACTATTTGATCCACTTTCTAATCGCGTTGTCACTAACACCAAATTTTCTTCCAACCGCACAATATCCAATTTCATTTACCATTTGAATTAAATTTTCTTTTAGTGGTCTATCAATTTTTCTATTTGATTTTGAATAACATTCAAAACACTTTTTACTTCTTCTTTTAATTATTTTTCCACAACTACACAAATTATTAATTTTTTCTTGTCTTTTATTGTTAATAATTTTCTCACTATTTGAACTTATGATTGTTTTTTTAGTGCTATGATTATGTGTTAATGAATGACAATTAGGACATAGGATTTGTAAATTTTCTATTTTGTTATTAAACCTATTCCCATCTATGTGATGTAATTCTAATGGTATTTTTTGTCCTAACCATTCTGTTAAATTACATAATTCACATGAATCTTTTTTTACTCCATCCTCAATCAATTTTTTTCTTAGTCTTGATGATGGGATTATTATATCATTATTCGAATAATATAAAGAAGGTTTGCGATTTTTACCTGATTTTTTTCCTCTAAGTCCTCTATTACCGATATATGTTATATTTAATTTTTTTAAATAATTTTCTAACGTTATCGGTTTACATTGAAATACTTTACAAATACTTGATTTAGATTCATTATTATTAATCATTTCAATAATTAAATCTTTTTTTTCTAATATATCATTTCTCATATTAATGAGATATGAAATACTCTCTGAAAAGTAAAGTCGAACTTAATTTTTGTTAGGGTGGTCAGGCTCGAACTGACGGCCTCATCTTCCCAAAAGATGAAATCTACCAACTGATATACACCCTAATTTTAACCGCGTTAAAAAGGTATCGGTTTCTGAACTAAGTTACCGAAAAACGTTCGCGTGATCCGAACAGGGGTCGAACCTGTAACCTACAGCTTAGCGTACCACATCACATTACTGTGACCAGATTTCTCTGTTGTAGTCTGGACTATATCTTCACCGTTTCAGGTGGAGTGCGTATAGTCTCTACGGAGTCTCTTGTAAGTGAGTTCCCTCGGTGTTGTCCAAAGAATTTTATTCTTTTAGGATGTTCTCCGATATAGCACTCTCCACTTGATGTGTTGCTTCTTGTTAGGAATTTTTAAAATGATCAGTTAAAGTAATGATCAGTTTTACTTACAATTTCACTAATCTTCCACATCAAGGCTCCATTTAAACTTAGTATAAAAATACTAGTTTTTCTTAAAGGCTGTCGCTCTTCCATTGAGCTACCGGACCTATTTATTCTCAAACTTAACAAACAAGAACTTAATTCTTTCTTCACTAAATCCAACATCAGATGCAATTTTTTTTGCATGTTGAAGAACGGAATTATATGATGTGATTTCGGTTTTTATTTGTTCGTTTATTTTCAAAAAACCAATTAACAAATTCAAATTTGAATTACTCTCAATCAGAATATTAGCAACTTTATTTATGTTCTCAATATTTTTTTCGTTTGATAATTTTTCCAAAAATATGAGATCGATATTTTCATCCATAAAGGATAAATATCAAAATAATGTGCCCCGAAAGAGATTCGAACTCTTACCCGATTTTTCTTCGGACCAGATCTTAAGTCTGGCGCGTATGACCAAATTTCGCCACCGGGGCTGGTATAGAGGTATCATTTACTTTCCTCTATCTTTGGAATTTGGGACCACGTAACTATGGTGCATCGCCCAAACTACTATGATTGAAATAGTATAAATCAAATTTCCCGTAATGTCAAAGAACTCTACAAAAGTATAAGAAATAATTTCACCAAAACAAAAAACCCCGAACTTTTTTGTTCGGGGTTTTTATATAAGGTTATATTTCTTATACGATATTAAACTCCGAACACAATGGGCATAATGGTCTCACGCCATACCCATTATTGGGTGTCAAACTGAGTGTTATGTTTATTGTGTTCGTCATTTCTTTATAATTATACACAAAAGTATAAAAGTTATAAATACCAACCAAATTTTTTTTTACCTTTTTTTTTCGATAAATGCGGATTTCGTGGATTCCATCATTTTAATCAAATCCGGTAAGGAAAGATTGTACTTTTGGGAGTATGCCTCAATTGCCCCAATGAGGTCACAAAGTTCACAAATAACGAGCACTTTATTCTCTTGATTATTTGCGTCAATTAGTTCCTGATACTCTTCGGTGATCTTAGAAATTTCTCCGAGTACTCCTTTTTTTATCTCTATTTTATGATATCCCATATAGGTTTATTATTCTACTCAATCTTGGTTCAGCACACCCTGTTGCGTATATCCATTTCAAATATTCACATTCTCTTATTCCATAACTTCCGAGTTCATATTCGTTTTTCATAATATCAAAACCTTCATCGGTTTTAACAATTTTGAGATCGGGAATTTGTTTATTAAAAAAAGTATAACATATATCGACAACCTTATTTAACTCAGATGTCGATACGATGTCTGTTTGTATTAATTCATTTTTTATAAAATATTTTGAATGGGTAAAATCAAAACTTTCATTTCTAAAACAGGGGGTTATGGTTTGGTATTTTCCTTTTGGTAGAAATTCTTTAAGGTAGAGATATAAGAAAGATTGTTCTCCCGATGCAACCAATCGTTTATCGTTATGTTTTAATTCAAACGGTATTCTATCTTTTGGTCTTGTGATGTCATCAATCTGTTTTGAGACCGTCCAAGGGGTTTCTATTCTGGTAAATCCCTTTTGTTGGTAATACCCTATGGATTCATGGATTAGGTGGTAATTAATCATTGTATTTTATTATATGTGTTTTTAAATTATATTCATTTGATAGATTTATCATATGCTGTGTTCCTTTACTTTGACCATCCCAAAACACAACACAAACTTCCCCGTTTAATGCCATGGATCTATTTCTGATGTATCCAGATGCTCGACCGAATTTATCCCACTCAGCGGGGTAGAGTTCCAATTTATATTTCCTTTCTTCCGCATAACGTTCACCAAGTTTATCCGCACCTCTCGCGCATCCTGAAATTATGGTAATATCTGTTTCTTCCCCAATAATCTTATCCATCGTTTCTTTCAGTAATTCGTAATTATTGAAATCTCTGGATCCCGCAACGATTATTTTCATATCTAAAATATAGTTTTTTACACTTAATATTCCAAATTATTTCCAAGTTTCATAGTATTTATATGTAAAAGTTTTCATGTATACAATTTATACCGATAAAACGGAAGACTTCAAGTGTAAGATTACGGTTGAGGGTTCTGAGATATCAAAAACAAGTGCAAGATTAGTATTAGAAGGTAAAAATTATACTCTTTTATTTGAAGGGGAAATTGATAAAAATGGTAACTGTACAGTACCAATTAAAAAAGTTAAAAATGTTTTAGCTGAATCTGAGGTTGGTACAATGCGTTTGGAGGTTATTTCTGACGATACTTTTTTCTCTCCTTGGGAAGATGAATTTGAGGTAAAAGCAAGTAAAAAAGTAACTGTTGAATTTGAAGATAAATCATCTAAGCCGGTTATAAAAGAAAATAAGGTTAACGTTAGTGTTAGTGTTCCGTCGAAACAAGAGAAAACTCCCGTTAAAAAAACAGAAAAGATTGATGTACCTCACGGTAAAACCATTTCGGAAATGCTAAGTAAAAATGGTATCAGACTTTCTAACATGAAAGAAAACGCAAATAAAGTAAGTTCTCTAATAAAAGAATACGTTTCTAAACATAATGTAAAAACTTCTCAGGAAGAACTTTTGGAGGAGATAATTAATAATTTAAAATACTAATATAATATATGCCTAAAATAACAGATCCGGATTTACTTAACCAAGGAACGGAAGTAGTATTTAATCCAACTGGAAAAACAATAGAATTGGTTGCCACAGGTAACTTAGATGCTGAAGACGGTGTTACGTTACAAGCACTATATTCATTTGCTAAAGAAGAATGGAGAACAGATAGTAACTTAATTAAATATCCCTTTCCTTTTATTGCGATTACAGGTGAACAGTTTGAGGTAATCAATGGATGGGATTTTAAATCTGGTAATACCAAAACATACATAAGAGATGGTGGTTGGGCGTTACGTGATACAGGTGGTACTGTACAAGAAGAGTATATGAACATCACAACACTTGGTTCTTTTAATAATCCCGCCGTTGATAGAGCATATTATTTACAGGTTTCTACTGGTACCCCTGTTGATACAGTATTCGCTGGTGAGGTAAACCAAGCCATTAAAATTTATGGGGGTCCGGCGTACGGTAACTTCAACTATCGATCATTTTTTAAAATATATCTTCGAGAACAAGGAAAAATATATGGATTTTATGATTTAATTGCGGAACAAAATATCACCACATTAACGTATCGTAAATACGCCCTTCCGCTTGTTAACTCAACAGATCTTAAAATTGATGCGACTGACCTTGAAATCGATGCCAATAGTAATGGTGTTGCCGATATTGCACCATATAGTGGTATGTCAATAACATACATTGCGAGTGGTGTTACAAGAACAATTGGTGCATCTGGTTATAGCTTTAATCTAATTATTAATGGTAATAACGGTACTGCTGAACAGATATATGAATTTGTTCAATGGTCTCTTCGTCAAACAATTGATATTGATGCTGGAACAGGAACTACTCGTGGTGATACTTCTGAGGAATTATTACAATTTATTGGAGATACGTTAAGAACAAAATTAACAAGTAGAGGTGGTGTTTATATTGATAATTTCCAACCGGCCGATACAAACCGTTTGGAATTTACAGATAATACGGGTACGGTTAGAACATTCCCGTATGTTGCCGCTGGTAGTTTAATTTTCAATGATAATTTACAAAATGATGCCAGCGCGAAGTATTTTGTCTTTTTCACAAATGATGATGCTGGTGATAATACAGGTAGAGATTTTGGAACATCAACCGCGATATTGATAAAAGATAATAGTAATAACGATATTACGGGAAATGTAAGTGGAAATACATCAATTCAGTTTGATTATGACTATGATAATAACTCTCAAAGAGGTAATGCATCAAAAGGAACGAACGCACCTTTTACCGCAATTGCATTAGGATTATCAACAGCACAATATGTTGTGACAACAGGTACGATAACGAAAAGTACGTCAAATGTGATAAACTTTGTGGCTTCTCTTGAACGTAACTATACAACATAATATTGATATATGCCTGCTATCAGGGATTATAATTGGGAATATGAAACATCTACAACCAATGCCGGTATAACCATAGGTTTACCCGCATATGAGGTTAATGACCTTCTTATTGCGTTCGCTATGAGTGATACTGGTACACCTACTTGGACAATGCCGAGTGGATTTACACAATTATTTACATCAGGTAATACCATACATACCGCATGTGCATATAGAATTGCAACAGGTACAGAACCAACTTCAGGTATAACATTTGGTGCAACCGTAAACGAAACCTATAATGGCGCATGTTTAAGTATTAGAGACGTAAACACAACAAACCCATTTGGTAATCCGTCTGTTTTTAATGTGACAACACAGGCGTCAGCGGCAAAATTTAATATGCAAACCATTACCACAAATGTAAACAACGCATTGGTTTTGGTATATTCTGCGAACTCATCTCCAGGCGTCCCTTCATTTATTGAAAACCAAGGAATGAGTTTGATTGCTGCGGACGGTTCTGCAGAATCTATGGGTATTGGTTGGTTTTTCAAACCGACAACAGGAACCACACCAACAGGAATTACTTGCTCAAACGTTTCTAGTGGTGCTGGTATTAAAGCGGTAATACAGATTGCTCCACCATCAACCGGAGCAACAGTTATTCCAACATATATTGTTGAAGATACATCAACATATTTAAATCCAATAAATGGTACGACGGCATTTAATGGCGATATTGCGTTTTCCGCGAGTACTGATACAACATTTGGAACAACAATAACTGGTATAACAAATACCGACGCAACAGTAGCTGCAGCTACTGACGTTGGGTTAAACTCATTCCATTCAATGGTTACAATGACGACGACCGCAAACGCAACAAACGTATATGGCGGCGAATTAACTTTTGCAACAGCTAACCGACCTAACATTACTGGTAAAAATTTATTGTGTCATACTTATGCAACATCTCCACTACAACTTCAAAGGTTACCAAACGTGGCATCAAGAAGAGGTATATGGATGGGTGTACGATCTAGTAGTGGCCAAACAGATTATAAAATATGGGAGGTACTTGGATCGGATTCTCCTGTTGCAGCAAATAGACCAATACCCATTATCATAAATGAGGCGGCAGGAAATCTTAGAGCTTCCTCGGGAACATATAATCCCGCATCTACTTGGGCGGTTGCGTTTTTTGTTGGGGCAAAAGTGGTTGGTACAACAGCTTGGTATTTCGGTTCTTTATGGTTGATGGATAAAACAACAATTGCTGGAGGTAATTCAAATGAACCCATAAGTATTGAAAGTATTGTTAAGACAATTGCCAATAGTCATGAACGTAAGTCTGCCATATTGCAGGGTGTTAAACAGATGTTATTACTACAGGATTTACAAATCGGTAATGGAGGATCATCCCCAACATATCTAGATTTGGATGGAACAGCCATAGAACTTCCGTCACAATATAACAGATCAACGAAAAACGTATCATATAACTCCGTTGATAATAAAATTGGTATCACGTATTATGCGGGTTCTTCTGACACTATAAAACACAGAAACTCAGTAATATCTTCACCATCAAGATATAAATGGGGGTTTGATGCAAGTAGTTCAAGTGGTGCAACATACGATTTTTCTGGTTTATCGGTAATTGGTGCGGGAACAATTACAATGAACAATCAAATCACATTTGATACTTTAACTATAAACGATTACTCAACAATAAGTGCATCAGGAGCAACATTTCTTAATTCGACATTCTTAAATGTTCCCTCATCTAGTGATAGTATATCAATTAGTAGTGGTACCACTTTTACTGGTTGTACTATAAATGTTTCAAGAGTTACCGCAGGAAATTATTGGGTGTCGGTTCCAAGTCCGACTGGATTTACGAACTGTTCATTTATTGGTGGAGGCGGTCATGCCATTAGAATAACGACAGCGGGAACATATAGTTTCGTTGGTAATACCTTTAGTGGATTTGGTGCGACAGGAACAACGGGCGCCGCAATATATAACGATTCTGGTGGATTGGTCACTATTAATATTAGTGGTGGAGGAGACACCCCGACTTATAGAAATGGTACAAGCGCTTCAACAGTTATTAATAATAGTGTTACATTAACACTTACAGATCTGATACCTGATTCTGAGGTTAGAATTTATTTAACAGGAACTACGACCGAATTGGGTGGAACAGAAAGTTCGTCAGATACATTTGAATTTCAATACAATTATTCACCAAATACTTATGTTGATATAGTAATACACAAAGAAAATTATGAATATGTGAGATTAGAATCTTATCTTTTAACAAATAGTAGTACGAGCATACCTGTTCAACAAAGATTTGATAGAAATTACCTTTAATAACTTAATAATATGGATAAAAAATTAGTTGGAGAAAATAATGCGGACTTAGCGATAAAAGAATTAAGAAACTTGCAAGAAATGTTTTTTAAACATGATGTTAGTGATAATGATCTTTTTAATTACACGAATAGAATTATTAAATTAATGGAAGCTGCGTCTAAAGATATTAATACAAATTTCGAATTTCTATCTAAGAAATTAACTAGTTTTATGAATGGGCAAGGTTAATAGTAATTCTACACTATTTATTTTAGATAGGAATTTTCCTATTATTTAAAAACATGGATTGGTTATTTGATGGTATAAATAAAATAATTAAAGAACCTTCTGGATCTGGAAATACAAGTTTTGATGTTAAAGCAGATCTATATTCTGCATGGAAAAGATGGGCGTTAGATAATCCGAGTTTTTTACCCGCATTTATTGTCGAGGGAGGAACCCCCATTGGTAACACTGGTTTATTTACGGGTACTTCTTTTATCTTAACAAATGGTTGGAAATTAATGGCTGCGGATCACGATCATCAGGTAACACTAAATGGTAACCTGTTTAGTGATGACGGTGTTGTTTCTGTTAATAACCCCGTTAGTAATAGTACGTTAGTTATTAACTCTTCGGTAAGTGCTCAAGGTATATCAACAGCGTCCGTTGATAACGCCATTTTAACATTGGTTAATCAAAGAGTTATGGAACTTTGGTCAATACATGGTTTGGATATATTAAATCCGTTGGTTGTGACCCAAACCGCTAGAACCGCAGGATCTATTTCTCAAACAATTGAAACAACGGGTTCAACAGTTACTCAACAAACAACAGTTTCTCGTGACCCATGACAACATACATAAATACGTATGATATCGCAACTCAGGGTCACAACTCAACATCCACATATACATTCGCAGTTCAAGGTTTCTATGTTTATTTAGAAATAGAAACCCTAACACCCACACCTACACCAACCAACACATTAACACCAACCCCAACATTAACCCCGACATCCACACCAACGGTTACATTAACACCAACCGTAACTCCAGAACCAACACAAGGACCAGAAGAAGGTGGAGGAGGTGTAAGTGGAGGTTATATACCTAAAGGTCTTGCTAAACCAATACGAAAAAGAGAAAGGGAAAAACGCGAAGATTTTAATGGGGAAGATCACATCACACCAAAAACAGAAGATAGGAAGAGAGTAAAAGTTTGTGTGATAATAAATGGAGAAGAATATTGTAAAACAAAAATTGTAAAAAATAGACCAGATCTTAGTGTAGACGATATCGATATTCAAATCAATGATAAAACACCAAAACCAAAAATCACCATAAAGATTAATAAAAAATAACACCCTTATTTATCCAACTTACAGGTGTTATGGCTGTCCTTGTCACCTCAGAATGTCAATTCGTTTCGGTTTGTCTTCACCGACAGACAAGTTAGGAATAAACTTTTATTGATACCATCTCACGGCAGTCAACCGTACCCTTTGCCGCTACTTAAGGGTGAACGAACCAATGTAAGGAACAACCCTACTTCTCATCATCCAACAATGTATTTGATTACATTGTGCATTGAAGCCATCGCAGCTGGTGGGACTATCTGTTTGTTAGACAGAACGTGTGATAGGGACAGGATTCGAACCCGTCTATCAGGGACCTAAAGTAAGTAACCCTTTAAGTTTGATAGTGCTTCCGTTTGTATTCACACCCTATCGTATGCCTTTATTTCAAGGGAAGGCTAACCCTATTTGCTACCTACGATTAGCGTAGAGTGGTACGCATTGTGAAGAGGCGTTCTACCGTTACGATCCATACGTCTATGGCTAATGATTTAAGATGGTTGGAGAGGTATCGGGGTTACATACTGCACTACCCCAATACAATTAGTGACCTGCTATCCGATGTGAGGATGCTTTAAGTCAATGGATCCGTAAACTGGTACTAATTACTTCTTTCCAACCATCCTATTAAAATTTTCAAAGAGCGCGGCGGGGGTGGGATTCGAACCCACGGGGCTTTTACACCACACAAGATTTCAAATCTAGGCGCTTTTGACCGCTTGCGCACCCCGCCATTAAAATTAGTTTTATTATGTTTTTTTTACTTCATACCCATTGTATTCTAAAATTTGAATACATTTTTCTATCAACACATCATAAGTAATATTAAATTTCATTTGATTTATAAGTGAAGACACCAATCCAGCATTTTCTATTGTATTTTTACCACCCTTACTTACAGGAATTATGTGATCTATACTATATGAATTTGATTCAGATAAATTAATTTTTTCTCCCGATATATAACATTTCGGATCATCACCAATTTTTTTTAAAAAATCTTCATATGAAAAATTAAACTCTTGATTAGGTTTAAGTTTTGAACCATTTCTTCTTTGAAAGTCTCTTACTTTGTTTTTTATTTTTCTATTTGTTTTACTAGACTGGTTAAAACGATAAATTTTTATCTTTAAAACACTTTCAGGTTTAGATGAAAATTTTTTTCTTCTTTGTGAAGTCTTTTCTTTTTGACCATTTCCTAAATAATATGAAATTGTTGATTTACTACAATTTAATTCTTTCATTATCTTATTGTAAGAATAACCAATATTTCTTAATTCAATTATTTTTTTTCCTAATTCAGACATGATATTTATTTATTTATTATAAATATCAGGTTCGAATTAAAAAGTCAAAATCGAACTATTCTATATATTTCAAAGAACTAATTTTAAAAAAGTGTAGGTTTTTTCATCACATTTAGCCCAAACACCAGTGAAACAATGTTTGGATTTTGAACCGGGAACCCGAATAAGCGGGCGTTACCACCTACAAACCCTGTCAGTTGCGAGGGGAGGATTTGAACCTCCGTCTTTCATTTCTCTAGGTTATGAGCCTAGCGACCTTACCACTAGTCCACCTCGCAATATGAGATAATAAATATATTTCAAATGTATAAAAAAATCGAGAAGAAAAAAATTCTTCCCGATTTTTTATTTTATAAATTGATTGTTTAGTTCAACTTATCGTAAACCATGTCGGCAATTTTTTCATAAAATGATTGATCATGGAGAACTTTTTTAAGTGAATCCGCCAAAATCATTTCTTTGGTCATTGATGTGTCCTTTGTTTTTGACAGACCAACCTGAACAAGATATGATTTGATGCAGACAATAAAGTGTTCAGCCTTTATTGTTTTGTCTCCACGAATAACCATGTTACTTTTCACGTTCTCGATGATTTCCGCCATGAACGCCGGAGCGATCTTACTGTTTTCAATCAAGTTGTAAACAGGGTTGAAATCTCCTTCGAGTTCAATTCCTTCACAGAAATGATCGATATATTTCTTCGCGGTAGATGAATTCAAATACCCGAGAGAAATAATTGAACCGATACGTTTACCACGAAGGAAGGTGGGTTCAATCAACTCAATGTGGTTGGTTGTGAACAGAGCGATTACGTTCATGTTCTTCGTATCTCCACCGTCAAGAGTATTCAGGATGTCCTGAAGAGCACTATCCCTTTCACCCCTTGTTACCTGATCGATGTCTTCAACAAAAACGATAATACCATTACCATTTTTATCCAACATTTTAGACATACGAAGAGTATCTGCCAAAAGTGACGGAGTTTTCAGGTAGATAAATGACCAACCATTTTGAATGGCTTCCTTCGCCAATTTAAACGCCAACAATGTTTTACCCGTACCATAGGGTCCTTCGAGAATACATCCAAATTTCAATGGAATGTTATTTTCGATACACTTTTGAGGATAGTTAATCCTTGCCTTTAATGGACTAAGAGCATATTCGGTCTCATCAGACAAAATCATGACTTCTTTATCAATGTTGGAGAGGTCAAGAATTTCGGGTTGACCGTTATTGATTTTTGAATTGATTTCAAACGCTTGGTATTTGTATACCGAATCGGTATTCAAAAGTTCCTTTGTGCGATCGATGATGTCATCAATAATGTGCTGATACTTAAATTGACAAGTTCCCCGTACAAGAAGAATTTTTTCATCATTAAAGTACCTGATGTCAATTTTTGCATCCTCACCCATTTCAGGTAATGCGATTTCACCATATGGAATTTTTTTACGAATACCATTAGCGAGAACAACCTCAACGGTTTCGATTGGTCTGTCTCCAGAGATCGATTTATTTTCTTTCACACTGGAGGCACCAATTTTTTCTTCGATAGCCCTGTGTAATTGGTAAATACCATCATTCAAAAAACAAGAAATCTTGTAATTGAAATTGGTCATTTTTTTAGCCTGCTCAAACTCGTTTTCCAAATACATTAATATTTGGTCATACGTTTTGTTGCTTTCAGCTAATTTCTTGAGTTCACTTTTCTTTTCCTGTTGCCAAGCTTTTTGGGCTTTTACTAATTCTTTCATAATTTTTTAATTATGGTTTTACATTGTTGGTGAGAAAGTTCTAAACATCCAAAGGATATTCCAAAGTCTGTTCTTATCATTTTAAGGTCTTTACCTAAATCAACCCTATCATATGATGATTTGTATGCCTCTTTGACATGTGAATAGAGAACCCTGTTATTTTTAAAAACAATTTCTTTTGTGGTTTCATCATAATAGATGGGTAAACCTTCCTTAGAAAAATCTAACACAATCATATAACAATATCATTGATTTTATTACACATCAAAGGAAAGACATTATTGCGAATACACAAAATATTTTTCTTGATTTTTTTAAAAAAAAAATATAAAAGTAAATATGTTTTACTTGTCCCATTGGTCAGATTCGAACTGACGATGTTTATTTCAGATCTCATGAGAATCTTGTCTTCGACCAACTTGACAACACAATGGGAAAAATGGGGTCCGATATCCGCGTTTCCATCTCACTCGGACCAACATGAGCTTCCGACGGGTTGTGTGTACAACGAGATTCGAACTCGCACCTAACTAGATCCACAATCTAGCCCCGAAGACCAATACGGGTTCTGTACACCATGTAAGAGGTAGTTGAGAGGATCGAACTCCCGTAGTGGGATTTGCAGTCCCATACCTAACCACTCGGTCAAACTACCATATTCTTTAATTCTTTCAAAGAAACTAATACACTCTCAAGCCATTCAATAATATCAGGACAAGAAAACTCATTCTGTTTGTAATTGAATAACTCTTCTTCGGTAATACGTATCTGTTCATCTAATGTAATGAAGATATACCTCCTTTTTGATTAATTCTCTTTGTTAACAATCCATCTCAACATTAATTTTGAATCCATGTGTGAATGGAAATCAGCATCGCCCATGTCATCAACCGGTACTTCAAAATAAATGGTTTCATCGTTTAACATGGTTAAATAATATGCCATTTTTTTTCTGATGTGTGTTAATGTTGCCTTTGGATTTTCTTTAAGTAATCCTTTTTTAATTTCGTTTAAAGTCATCATAGTATTTGTTTTATAATTAGTTATTAATAGAGGAATATATGGTGAATATATTTTTGATGGATGCATTAGAGCATCGATAACCTCTTTATATGTTATGTGGTTTTTCATAGTATCTGTTTTTTTGATTTTCAACCGCGTCAATAAACCATTTCGGTGCATTTATTTCTTCACAAATTTTTTCAAATTCTATTTTTGGTAAAATTCCTTTTGCTCTATCTTCAGCATACATTTTAATATGAAGATTTATAGAACTTTTTGTTTTCATCAATGATTGATATATGTTTGGATGTCTGGTGGGTTTTAATACCCTCTTACCTCGACTATCGACATTATAAAATAACGTTACTCCATCAATACCATTTCTATCAAAAACAACTTCTTCAAAAGGTTTACCATCGAAATTAAACTTCTTTCTTAACGAGAAATACCATTTAATCTGTTCAAGAACTTCTTTTTTCATGATCCCCCATTTGGATTCGAACCAAAACGATCAGACTCAAATTCTGATATGCTAGCCAGTTACATCATAGGGGAATGTAGTACCCTCGAAGAGATTCAAACTCCTGCTTTCCGGTCCGTAGCCGGAGGTTCTATTCACTAAACTACGAGGGCAAGTAGACTACCACGATATTTTAACATATTCACGGAGCCTGCTTTGTTTTTTTTCAATTGTGATGTTTTTGTTCATCCATTGTTTCCTGTTTTTGGAAACCAATTTCCAAGATGGATGTCTAATTTCATTTTTTTTGAATGTACTACCATAAAACTTTTTTTTGGTATTACACCCCTTGTTAAATGAACACCGATCACATTTGATTTTTCCTTTTCTGTTTAAACTTATTTTATAAAGTTTGGAAAACAGATTTCGATTTGTTGTTTCTTTTAATTCCTGTTTGTTTTTCATTCTTGTAACTTTTGTTACAAGAGGTCATAGATTTTTTTCATGTTTATTGATTTAAAAGGTTTATGATATTTTCTTTAACTCCTTTCGATTTTATTCCCAATCCATATGGTGACCAAATGAAATTATCCAATAGAAATTGTTCCATGTCCAAGTCATCAACAGCGACCCAATTTGTTATTCCCAAATGAGTGTTTTCTTCCAGAAATGTTTTAATTTCTTTTGATCTTATCTTTTCAAGATTTAATCCTCCCCTAAAAGATGGTGTAAATCCAATAGGTCTTTTTTTAATTCCCCTATTAATAAACATATCACCCATTTCATTTAAAGAACAATGAAATCTCCAATCAGACGATATAACGATTTCACAATCTGTCGCATCTATGATTTCATTTAATACCGCAATTGCGTCTTCATCAAAAGGATCAAAAGTTGCGTCAATATGAGACGGATTTGTTTTTCTAACTTCAAACCGTAATCCCCATTGTTCTTCCAAACATATGACGCCATCATGATCTAAAAATAATACTTTCATAAATTAATTATTTAATGTGCTGGGATAATAAAGCAACGTCGGATTTTTCTTCTGAATATCCAATTCAGGATATTTCTTTTTGAATTCCATTACGTCAAATCTTTCTGTAATTAAATGTACCCCATTTTTTGTTGGGATTACAGTTAAAATCTTATTCCCTTCCGGTCTGCAATTATTGTTGATATATGTAGATACTTCTTCAATAATGTTTTCATCTTTTGTGTCGATATCAACAATCCATCTTTTTTCCGTTGTTTTTATTTGACCAACAACGGTATCGAATAACCCTTGCTGACGAATAACCCCATTTTTTATTCTTTCCGCCAATACCACCATCATATCCAATGAAACATCTTTATGATTTTGTTTTTGAATATGGATATATGCTCTGGCGGAAAAGAATTCACATAACTTAACGATTTCATCATATCTTTTTTCAAGATATTCAATGGATTCAATCGTATATGTTTTTATCGTTCTGACAGATTGATGATTATCTCTTTCACCTTCTGGTTGATCTTTTTTTCTCTTAAAAACATATAACATATAGAAATCACCTTCGTCCTCAAAATTCAATAATGGTTTGATTAAATCAATATTGTTTATGATTTCCATTGAGTTTTTCTGTTGTGTTTCCATGTTTTATATGATCTCATTTTAAATTTGTAAATATATTTTTTAGAGGGTTTTGATCCCGCATGTTTTCTTGGAAAATAGTATCCACCTTTTTCGAAATAAAGATCGTAAAATTCTTCGTTGGTGAAAAACTTATATTCCCTTCTGTCTGTGGTTATTTTGGCAACCTTACCATTTTTCTTTTGTGGTTTCATTTTGCTTTGATTTTATTCAAAGCATGTCATATTTCTTTTTCATTTTTAATTATTTTGGCACGAGCATCCGAATTCGAATCGAAACCTTGACTTTTGGAGAGTCGTATGCTACCGTTACACTATGCTCGTGTGTGTTTATTTAATTTAAAAGTTTAAAGTGGGGGCGACAGGATTCGAACCTGCGATCGAGAACATTATCTCTCTAGATTAAAAGTCTAGTACATTGGGCCAACTATGCGAACGCCCCCATTTTCCGTTTGTCTGATTTGTCACTTTCCATATTCTTTATTTTTTAAGATTTAATTCAGAGAGAAACCTGAATTTTATTTTTTTCAAACCATTCTTCAAGTGTGAATACGTTGTATTCAATTCCCTGAATATCATATTTGTCAAAAGAATACCCCATGAATTCAACTTGTTCAAAAAATGTTTCTCCAATTGTTTTATGTTCTTTCCAATCTTTATCCTTGAAATATTCCAATACATCAAAGACAAATTTCTCTTTGCTTTCATATTCAAATGGAATAACAACATCAGATGAATATGTGTATCCATCACCGATTGTATGACATAAGATTAGTTTCATTTTATACTGTTTTAGTTGTAAATGATGCGGTCTATTACGGATTCGAACCGAAATTACTGCATAGACAGTGCAGCGTGGTACCATTACACTAATAGACCATTTATTGTTTTTTAAAAATTTTTGGCGGATTTTCACCGTAACTTCTTATCCATTTTCTAATTGCGTTATCACTAACGCCATATTTTTTTCCAGTACCAACATACCCCAATTCTTTAATTTCTTTAATAAGAATTTCAAGTGATGGTCTAAAGACCTTTCTTTGTTTTAATTTTGCACATGTGCAGCAAATCCGATCTTTTGATTTAATTATGTTTCCACAAGGACAAAAATATGTTTTACGAATTCTTTGTTTTTTTTCTTTTTTACTAAAAATACCAAACGAATAATTTTCTTTTTTATCGGCAGAATTTAAAATTTTTTCCAATTCAAAAAGAAAAGTGTTTAAATTTTTTTTAACCTCACTTTCTGTAACCCTAACAACAACCCACCCATTTTCTTTTAGGTGTTTATCTTTTTTTTCATCTTGATTTTTTCTTTCCTCAAGTTGATGTTGTGATCCGTCTATTTCTACCGCAACTTTTTCATTTAAAAAAGCAAAATCAATAAAAAAGGGGAATACCGACCATTCTCTTTCAATTCTATATTTTTCACCCCAATTCTCCAATGTTATCTTATCTAAAAATAATCTTTCAGGGTATGATAGATTTTTTTTCCTCCATGCTGTTTGTTCGGGATTATTTTTCATGAACAACAAACGCTTTTCTCTCAATTTTTGCTTACTTTCTTCAGTATGTTTAAATGGGTATTTTATAATAGATACCCTGCGAGCATCAGATTGGTTTCTTATCTTATCTGCTAATAGTTTTCTTATTGTTTCAGAGTGAATTTTAAATTTTTTCCTTAGATCATTAATAGAAAATAATTGATTCACATACAAATCAATTATTTCGTTTTTAACTGAATTAAGATGTTTACATGCTTTTTCGTGAGATAACATTTGTTTACCCTTTAATTTAAACTCTTTTTTACATATTGAACACTTTTGCATTTGAAGTATTTATAATAAATACTTCGAACCGTCATCAAGTCATATAACTCAATAAAAAATAGTATCCCTACACAGAGTTGAACTGAGATCTTAACATTGAAAATGTTACGTGCGAACCGTTACACCATAGGGACATTAAAACATGTGGTAAGAGGCGGGATCGAACCGCCGACCAGATCATCTTCAGTGATCCACTCTACCGCTGAGTTACCTTACCATATTATTTTTTTGTTGGCACGGAGGGATTTGAACCCACGTTTTCAACACCGCTACAAGTTCTCCATCTTATCAGGATGGGCTGAGTACGTGCCAATCTCCATTATGTCAAAGAACCAAAGTTCAAAAGTGGACACGGTGGGATTCGAACCCTACGATAAGCCACTGGGTGGGGCCGGCAACCAACCACCGCATCGTGCCCAAAATAATTTCGTGTCTGTAGAACCTATATATTTCTACACTTAGAGTTCTAATGTAGGTTAGAACAACGTGTGGACCGAGTGGGTATCGAACCCACCTCACTCTCCTTGCAAGGGAGAATCGCCAATCCGTGGTACATGTCAGCCCAAAAACAAAAAACCTCGGAATTTTTTGTTCCGAGGTTTGTTTTACTTAAAGATCTATGTTTTCTTAAATCTTTTCTGTATAAACAGTTCGGAACAAGGCAATATCATCCTGCTTCGCCCATTCACAACGAATAATAAATGACATTTTATGTTGGTACTGTTTCATTTGAAAAATTTAAGTTTTATTTCTTTTACAAAGATATATATAAATATTGTAAAAACAAACAAAATTCAAAAAATATTTTTTTTGTGTGGATCATTCCGGGATCGAACCGGAGACATGGACATTTATAATTATAAAATTGTGATTCCAGTGGGATTCGAACCCACGTAAATACTTTTAGAGAGTACTGTTTTAACCACTAAACTATGGAATCGAGTTTTTTAAATGCTTTTACCCATTTTCTGATTGAATTATCTGAAACACCGTATTTTTTTCCGGTACCAACATAACCTAAAACTTCAATATCATGTAATAAAGTCATATAATCTGGTCGAGGTACTTTTCTAAGGTGTTTGTTTTTATTAATGTGATGGTGAGCATCAAGTATTTTGGGTTCTTTCTTATTTTTTTTGTTTTTAATGTTTTTTCCGCAATGAGTTTCTAAAGTGGCATTACAATTTGGGCATAAAAATCTTAAGTTATTTAATCTATTATCATCATTAACGCCGTTTATATGATCTAAAATTAATGATATTTTTTTACCGTTCCATATTCCAATATTAGAACATAAAACACATTTATACTCCAATACGTTTTCTTTTATTATGCGTTTTTTTAAAGATGTCCTATCGTATGTTGAATTTTCAACTAACATGTCCAACATTGGTGTTTTATAACCATTGTTAGGATATTTCCGAAGAAAAGAACTATGATTTAAAAAATGGGATACATCAAATCCATTATCCATAATCAATTTTTTAATTTTTTTATAATTACTTCCATTAATGTTCCAACCCAATTGAATCATTACATCTTTATAAGTTTCACTGTTTTTAATAATTTGCAATAAATTGTCCATATATGATAAATATGGACATATAATCAAAAAGGTTCGATGGTTCGAAAAAAAAAACAATTTTTCAAAGAACTAAAAAATTAGTGGTATTTTCATACCACTAATGATCCATTTGTGTAGTTTTACGACGTATCCAACTTTCGTCGAGGGTCTCAGTCACTATACTACACTCACCCTGTTACTTAGCCAAATCGTTCCCCATCCGGTGAACTGTCCACATCAGCCTATCATAGGTTTTAAGGACACCTGTGTTGGAGTTCCGATGCGAAGATAAGAATTATTCAGAATATTCCAAATTTTTCATTATCTCATATTCCTCCTTGGATGTTTTCTTCTTGGGTTTCCATCCTCTTTCAATACGTTCTTTATTGATGATTTTTTTGTTTTTCCTTTCAATAAAGTAATTGATTAATTCCGTAGAACATTCTTTGTGGATTTTTTCGATTTGATCGAAAATCTCCGCCTTTTGTTTTTCGGTAAGAGGGTTTTTTTGTCTGTTATGTATTGCTGTCCAATACTCACGACTTCCTCTTTTTAATCCATAACAAGGATCTAAAAGTTTATGGATTTGATTTGAGAATTTCGATTTGATCATCATCGTTGGGTTATGTGATGATTTTTTTTGTGAATTTTTCATTTTTGTTTTTTTTAATTTAAGTTTATTTGTTTTCTAATTTTCAGTAAACAAAACTTAAGTCGGTCCTCGTATCTACTTCATGTTTTTAGTTTTTAAATAATAATGAAAGTTTATTGGTGAATTTCTTGGTTTCTTTTGTTTCAATAAAAGAAATGGATGTAAGTTGATTTCCTAGATCCGGTTCATAGAATTCGGACACAGGAATTCCTTCCATGTACAATTTAATCAATAAGTTTTGTAAATCTCGCTCAGAATTTATGGAAAGAGAAATAAGGTAATTATTATTCCATTTTTTGGCATCATCGGGATGATCTAAAAAAAACTGAGCGATTGCATGTCCCGTTTGTGCCGCCTGTGCTCCCAAGGGTAAATCTCCCCTTGTCACAGTAATTAATCTTGTAATCTACATATTTTTCATACCACAAATATACACCTTTTTTTATTAAAACAAAATATTTTTTATAATTTTTTTATTTCCGTTTTTTTCCTTATAATTATTCGTATCCATCGTCGTTATCGTCGTCCTCATCTCTATGAGGGTTATGTTTCCCAATTAGCCACCCCAAATGGTTGTATATTTTACCGGGTTTTTTTAAATTTTTAGCTTTCTTTTTGGCTTGTTCAGGTGTTTCAAAAAAGAAATCATAATTACCCCATACGTTATTATTCCAATCGGAAAATCTAAGTTTTACTTTTTTATTCATTTTAAAAATAATTTAACCATTTGGTCTTAGCCATTTTAGTGTACTTATATAATAAGTATTGATTTACTAAGTTATTTACAAATGGAAATCTATACGTCCATAATAATTTTCTGTAAATATCTTCCGAATCTGTTGGTTCAGCGGCGTATGCACATCCAATCCAAGGTATTTCTTTTGAACCAACTAATGGTACTCCTTGTGAAACTAAATCTGCGGCAACAATATTAAAGGTTTCGGAAAAAGAAACTTGTAATCCCATATCCATTTGTGAACATATATTAATGAATTCATCTCGTTGTGCCCAACCATGATTTACCAATAAGTGACCACTTTCATCTATATGACCAAATATTGATGTTAGGTTTTTTAAAACATTATCACCTCTTTGTTCTACTCTTCCAGTATTGATGTGAAATCTTAATTTTTTTCCTATTTTATTTGCAAATTTTATTGCGGCAATAGCTTGAAGAACTTGATTTTTTAATGGTCTAATGGCCCCAAAACAAGATACATCCACATATTCTTTTGATTTATCAAATTTCTTAAATTTATATTTCTGAGGATAATAGTTTGGTAAAAATATTATTCTTCTTTGTTGTGTATCATAATCCCACCCCATTTTTAATCCCGCAAACATCCTTATTTCTTCTAATGTTCTCTCTGAATTTGCTGCAATGACAACGTTATCGAATGGAAGATAATCCCCAATCCAATCAAACGCAATTCCTTCATTTGATAAAAATGGGACTTCACTATGTAACCTAATTATCCATTGTACATCAGGGTGTAATCTCATTAAAACATCAAATTTAGTTGGGACTACCCATAGAGCTTCAATAACAACATGTGTTGGTCTATATAACGTGACTTCCCTATCTATAGAATTATTATCAACCACAACCACTACTTTGGCATCTCTGTGGTTTTCATTCATCATATCAGAAACATAATTTGCGGAATTATATAATCCTGTAGATAGGCTTAATTTAGAATGTAAAATGGTGTCATAATCTTGTCTTCTTCTCAGAATAAAAAGAGTTCTTGTGTCACGCATATATTATTAATATTGTTTTAATTATAAATAATCAACATATTGAATAAAGACGAAAAAATAAGTTATTTTTTTGTTGGTTTTTTATATATATGTATATACACATCACTTTTGATTTGAAATATGTATTATTATGAATAAAGTGATTTCATTGACATGGTATATCGAACCTCCCATAGACTTTGAACACAAACAATATATTTTACTTGCTTACTTACACACCGTGGATGGTTCTTTTATGCAAAAAAAATTATCACCACATTTTCTTTATTTGGAAAAAGTATTAAACGAACTAAATTCCTTCAATAAATCGTTTGATGATATGTCAAGATCCTTGGATAAGAACAAGTATATTTTCTTTGCAAATGATCATAAAATAGATAATGGTGGGGAAAAACTACTATATGAAATAAAGGACATTATCGATTTTTCAATACCACAAATAGAGACGAGGATTGATTTTGGTCGTTCAATACTTAAAAAGTATAGTCAAATCCTGTTTTAATTGATATTTATATAGAGATAAAATGAAATCTTATGGGTAATTTTTTTAAAATATTTAATGACGATAACAATATAAATGAAAAGGCAATAATTGGTTTTATTTCATTTGCGGTTATGATAGGATTTGCAGTAATGGATATAATTGCCGCCTATAAAGGGAAGTCGTTGCTGGTTAATGAATTTATATTCAATTCCTTCCTGATAATAACCCTCGGTTCTTTGGGTATTGCATCGATTGATAAGTACATCAATAAAAATTCTGAAACATCAGATAGCGAATAAAAAGAAACCCTCTGTAGAAACAGAGGGTTTTCAATAAATGAAATCATGTTATGGATATACCAATAGTATATCCTTTTATTTTTTATTTGTCAATAGATTTTTGATTTTTACTATTTTATCACAAAATTCATAATCCTCGATTTTTTCAAAATGGGGCATTAAATCTCTCATTAAAATTTCGTGATCGTTTCTTTCAAAAATAAATTCGGTATCCCATTCGAACCCTTGAATTTTTGCATAAACAACCAAATTTAATTTTTTCTTTCTTTTTAAATCTAAAAACCCATTAAACGTTTCGACTATTGTTCTATAAATCAAATCCTTATTTTCTTCATAAAAATGAGGAAAATTTTCATAGTCGTTCTCTAAAACCAATTCTTTGAAACATACTTTCTTTTTCGTTTTGACTGCAATCATAGTTTACGGATTTAAAATAAAAATATAGGGGCTAATTTAAGTCAAAAACTTTGCCAAAATTTAATAAAAAACCCCAACAGGTCGTCGGGGTCTTATGGTCTTTGTGATTTCAACGTCACATAAAAAAAACGAAAAGGTTATCGACAAAGAAAACCTATGAGTATAATAAATATCACAAAAAAGACAAAAAGTATTATTTTAACTTTTTTGTGGATATATTTTTGTTCGTTTCATTAACGATGTGATACCACTCCCAATTCACGATTGAGTTTTCATTCATTTGTGCCAAATCATACAATTTTGATACTTTTCTAATCATTTTTTCACCTACAAAGTTAAAGAACTTTTCGTAAAAATTAAAAAATTTTTTATAATTTTTAAGTTTATCTAATTTTTTATGTAAATCATTGTAAATCCGTTTTTTATTCGGACTCATTCCCATAAGTACGTCAAGGAAACTAGTTATATTTTCGACAATTGAGTTGTGAGCGTTATTATAATAATTAATATAGATAACATCCAATATTTGTTCAATCATTTCATCTTCTGTCTTTCCTTCATATTCTACTCCATTCTCCGCAAAAATTTTTGTGATTTTATCAATGTCTTTTTTTAATTCATTTTTAAAATTATTTAAAGAGAAATTTTTAAGTTCTAAAAGAGTTTTAAAAATGTCGTTATTGGTTAAAAACTCGCTGAAATCTTTTTTCTTTATTTTATTGGTGTGTAATTCATACCCAATTTCTGTTGGTCTTGTGACCCATTCTATGGAATGTGCAAAATATATTAAATGTAAAAACTTATCAATTGGCCATATCCCAAAAGAAATTTTTTGTAATGCACTATATGAGGACATACTATATATCCCAACCTTTTTTTTCTTAACGTCATGGTATTTATGAGACAGCTCATGTGATAATCCCCTCGAAATTTCTTGTTTCTTTTCTAATAACTTATCGATAATAAAATCCATTTCCGCATTAATGGGTGCGGCAATTCTAAAACGAAGATCGGTTTCATTGTTTAAAATATCATGATCATAATGTAATGATTTATTATGTTTAATTGGATCGTAAGGGGTTTGAAGATTCTGGATTGCATAATTTAATATTTCAATTTTATTTGGGTCAACTTTTGGGTGATATATGATGGATAGAGTAAAATCAACCGAATTAATATTAAAATTCCCGATTTGATCTTTTAATTCGATATTGAAATTAATGGTAATTCCATTATTATCTTGTTGTGTATGATAATTTTGACTTTTTAAATCATTTAAAAACTGGTCCGTTATCTTATCCGCAACATTAAAAATATTATTGGGTATTCCTAAAGCCTCATTTAGTTGGAAATTTATGATCCTCTTCAACTGAGATTCCTTTATTGATATTTTTTTCATATATATCAATAAATACCAATCATTTTACTCTTTTATTCTTTTTTGTGATTAATGGTGTCTCATCTTTAATTTTAAACACATATTCAAGACTTGGTTTAATTTCTCCCATTAGAATTTGTTCGCTAATGAAATCTTCACATATGTTTTGAATTATCCGTTTTATCGGTCTTGCACCATATTCCTCTTGTTTATTGAGTTCAAAAATTCGGGTAATTACTGATTTATCAAATGTGATGTTATAGTCTTTCTCAGATAATCTATTATTCAATTTTTCAATCTCTTTGTCAATAATCGTTTTAAGTGTTTCTTCATTTAATGGATTGAATAGAATGATGTCATCAATTCTATTCAAAAATTCAGGATTAAACTGTTGTTTTAATGATTTTTCGATTATTGATTTTCTTACTTCATATTTTTGATTTTCACTTGATGTCGTTGAAAACCCGATACCATTACCAAACTCGGAGACTTTTTTTGCACCCACATTTGATGTCATTATAATAATGGTGTTGGTGAAATTTACCTTCCTGCCGAAAGAATCCGTCAAATGACCCTCATCTAAAATCTGTAATAAAATGTTATAAACATCTTTATGAGCTTTTTCAATTTCATCAAAAAGAATGACTGAAAATGGATTGTTTTTAACTTTTTCAGTTAATTGCCCACCTTCTTCATGACCAACATATCCGGGAGGAGATCCAATTAATTTAGCAACGTTATGTTTTTCCATGTATTCGCTCATATCGACACGAATAATTTTATCCGGATCCCCAAAAAGTAATTCCGCCAAGGATTTTGCTAAATACGTATTATGTGACAAAATTCCTGAAGTGTAATATCTATGGTTTGAATTTTCCGTTAATTCAAAATCATACATTGTTTCGCTTCGATTCAAATTCAAAATATGTTCAACCGATTCAAGACCAGTTTCGGTATAAATTAAATCACCGACATGTAAATCTTTAACAAATACTTCCTCCATGTTGTTATTAAAAACAATATGGGTGTCAGCACATTGCAAAACATAATTATTGGTTTTCAACTCCCAAACCTCATATGGTACTGTTTCATGTAACGCCTCAACATTTACAAATCCATTGTCTGTTAATATTTCGTAATCACTTAAATTAAATGTCTTCGTTATTTTTCTTTCAATAGTCTCAGATAAAATTTCCATATTTTTGTTTTAAATTTTAATTACGAATTTAAGAAAATAATACAATTTTCTAACACTTTTTCTGGTGATTTTCTATAATCATTATCCCAAATAGTAAGAACTTGAAATCCTAAATTATTAGCCGCTTCTATTTTTAATTTATCTTTTTCCCAAATTTGCTTTGCTGTTAAGGTTTTTCTAAATGGATGAGGAAAATCGTCTTCTACATATGTACGGGGATTTGCGTGGTACATATCACCATTATACTCAATAATTTTCATTTTTTTTAAATCGGTATAGTCATATAAATAAAAACTTGTATCAGTCTTGATTTTATATTCTTCATTTTTTGTGGCAAACATTATGTTAATATGATGATTTATGTCTTCTAACTTTAAAATATCATAAAATAATTTTTGAGAAGATATCGAATAACCAAAACGCATATTTCCGTTTTGTGTTAAAGACTTATTCCATTTTATTTGTCTTTCACTAAATCTCCTCCTACCCTCTTCTTCACCATACTTTTCAATACAAATATCGAGCGTAAATGTTTTTTGTCGTTGACTTACTTTGAGAACCGATTGTTCGTAAGTGTATCCTTGTTTTTCCCAATATTCTGTTCGAGTTGTTGATGAACTAAAATATTTTTCAGGATTAAGTCCGCGTTTTAAAATATAATTTTCTGAATTTAATTTTTGAATTTTAGAAATATTAAGTTTTGCTTCTTGTTCGTTATAACCACGTTTCAACCAATATTGAATTGAAAAATGTGATTTTGATGATAGGAAATCCATGATCTCTTTTTCACTCATACCTTTTTCACGCATATCATCCTTAGATAAAGATTTTCTATTCACAACTAATTTAGAAGATTTTTGTTGTTGTTTACTTATTTCTTGTTTCGCCCGCATCTCATCATACCCCTTAATAGTCCAATATTCAACACACAACCTATTCCTTTTTTTTATTTCGATGTTTCTTTTACTGAGTATAGATTTAGCAGTACCCTCAGACCATCCACGTTCTAACCAGTAATTGATATTACCATACTTTTTGGTTTTGAATTTATAGTTTTTTCTCAACCAATGAATTAATAAAGAAAATGACACCTCACCTTCATCATTGATTAACTTAGTATATAATCTATCATATTCCTCACAAAAACATTCATTACCTAAATTTTTATCAATTGTAATAATATGTGAAACAAATTCGTTGAATGTTGAAAAATAGTTTTTAGCGTCTATTTTTTTCTTTAAAAATTTTAAAACCACGATGATCTTACGTACTGTTGTCATTCGAAGACCAATTCGTTTATTTTATTTGGATTTACTGGTTTCGGACAGTATGTTATTTATAAATACTTCAATACTAACAGAAAACTCTTTGCCGGTAGATTTTTCTCTTAATGTTATATTAGAGTTTTTTGTAATACATTTACCCACCCCTGTTGATCCTAAAAATATAAAACTACCGATAGGTTTATTCCCATCTTTAATTCCAACCCTGTTTCTCCTAATCGCTTTAGCAATTAGAGAAATTGCTCCATCTTGTCCAATTACTTTTTTTGACAGAATTGTTTCAATTTTTAACAATTTTTCACTTTCTTTTGAATCCAGTTTAGATACGGGAACACCAGTTATTTGGGTAATGATGTTATAAACATCCTCAATGGTTATAGGTGTTTTATTATTTTTTTGTTTTTCTTCCCATTTTTTCTTTTCCTCATCGAGCTTGAGAAGAATTTTTCTTTCGTCGTCTCTCAACTTTGCTGCCTGTTCATAATTTTGATTTTTGACAACTTGGAGTTTTTTCTCTTTTATCTCGTCAGATTCTTTTCTTAATTTTTCAATATGTTCTGGAATTCTGCTCGAAACTTTCTTTTCAGATCCGAGTTCATCCAAAATATCAATGGCTTTATCAGGAAATTGTCTATCGGTTATGTACTTATGACATAACTTAACAATGGTTTCAATAACCTCATTTTCATAAGTGACTTTATGGAAAGTCTCGTATGATTTTTTGAGATTTTTTAAAATATCAATGGTTTCATTTACGGTTGGTTCTTTTAATATGATTTTTTGGAACCTTCTAACCAAGGCTCCGTCCTTTTCTATATGTTTTTTAAATTCGTCAAACGTTGTTGCACCAATACATTGTATTTCACCCCTTGCCAATGCTGGTTTTAGGATATTTGCGGCATCCATAGACCCACTCGCATTACCAGCACCAACCATTGTGTGTAATTCGTCAATAAATACAATAACATTCGGAGCTTCCTGTAATTCATTTAAAATAGCCTTTATTCTTTCTTCAAATTGTCCCCTATATTTTGTTCCCGCAACAATAGATGTTAAATCGAGGGACACTATTCTCTTGTCCAATAAGTTATTGGGACATTCCCCCTTGTGTATCATTAAAGCCAGCTTCTCAACCAATGCGGATTTACCAACACCCGCATCACCAACAATAACGACATTGTTTTTTTTCTTCCTTGATAATATTTGTGCAATCCTTTTTACTTCACCATCTCGACCAATTACAGGGTCTATCTTACCTTCTTCCGCTAATTTTATTAAATCTCTCGAAAAATTATCAAGTATCGGTGTGTTGGAACCCTTCTTAATTTTTTTAGGATTTAATGTTTGACCTTCTTCATAAAATTCTACAGACATTGGATATTAGTTTTATAAAACAAATATAACATAAATCACACTAAAAAAAAAGAAAGACATCTTGACATAAATTTTTTAAAACGAATGACAAAATATCATATTAATATCGTTTTGCACATTATTTGATTACTGTACTGTAAAATTTAATTACTATGTATACATTACAGAAATCTCCGTTCAAAAACCTTTTAGATGGGTTCTTTAATGATTTTGATTATTTGGTAGATGCCAACTATCAATTACAAACAAAAACAATAAACAACGAAAATGAATTCCTTATTGGTATTTCTGTGCCGGGATTGAAAAAGGATGATGTGAAAGTTTCTTTGGATAATAAAATATTATATGTTGAATACTCTCCTCCGGAAACAAAAAAGGAATTTAATTTTACTTCCGCATTTAAAAAATCTTTCTATATTCCTGATGATGTTGATGAAACATCGATTTCGGGAACAATAGAAGATGGTATTTTAAAGATATCCCTACCAAAAACAAAAAAGAAACCCTCCCAAAGATTGATTACGGTCAATTAACAAAAACCCCTCATTTTGAGGGGTTTTAATTTTTATTTATTTTAATTATATTCTTATAAAAAAGAATATGGGAATATTATCAGAAAAAATCGAAGGAAAAACAATTTCAGTATCTATTCAATCTTCAAATCTAAAATTAGCCACTTATGATACCGAAAGTAAGTTATTAGAAATTCAGTTCAATAATGGTGGTATTTATCAATATGAAAATGTTCCTTGGGAGGTTTTCACCAAATTTAGAATGGCAGAATCTCAGGGAAAATTTTTTAATCAACATATTGGTAAAGTGTATAAATACAAAAAGATATAATGAGTTTGTATGAAGAGTTAATAGAGTATTCCAAAAACGATGAAGAGATTGTAAAAACCTTTCATCCAAAAAGTGAACTCTGTCCAGACATATTCAATTCACAAAATGGTTCATTCATATTGAAACCAGATATCAGAAAAAAATTGATTGAAATTTCCGATCATTTTATGGAAACTCTTGGTGTCGAATTCTTCATACATGATATACATTTAACGGGATCATTATCTAATTATAATTGGTCGAAATACTCAGATGTTGATTTGCATATTGTTATTGATTTTGAAAATACTAATTACAACCATTCCTTTCTAAAAGAATTTTTTGATGCAAAAAAGGAAGTATGGAATAAAAATCACAACGTAAAAATTAAAAATTTTGATGTTGAGGTATACATTCAGGATAATAATGAAAAACATATATCATCGGGGGTTTTCTCGGTATTAAACAATAAATGGTTAATAGAACCCAAAAAAGAAACTCCAAATATTGATGATAGAAAAATTCTTGATAAAGGTGAGGAATACGCAAAAAAAATAGATAAGATGGTGTCTTTATCTAAAAAGAAAGACATGACAGAAGAAATTTCTTTATTAAGAAAGAAGATAAAATCGTTTAGACAAAGTGGGTTAGAGAGCGGGGGAGAACACTCATACGAAAACTTAGTTTTTAAGTTATTGAGAAGAAATGGATATATTAAAAAACTATTTGACCTCAGAATTAAGTTGATTGATAAAAAATTATCTTTGAAACAATAAATATCCATAATTTTTTTATGGATATGGTTGTATTTATTATATAAGAATAAGTTTAATTAATAACCACAAAATGGCAGATTTAAAACCAGTCGGTAGCGAAAAATTAAGTTCAGATGAAAAATTAAAAAGAATTCTAGAACTTACCTATTACAAACAAGGAAACAATAAACCATCAAATGATGCTGAATACATAAAAGAATCTAAGAATGGTGGTGTTTATGCTATTGTTAAAGAAAAGGGTAGTTATTATGTAAAAAGAGGGTTAAACGAAAACACTCTAGATTACATTGGTGGTCTTTTCATGAAAAATAAAAACAGATTTTCATCATATGGAGAAGCGTTAAAGCGTCTTGAATATATCAAAGGTCAAGAAGAGATGGAGTTAAATGAGGCGACAAAGTATGTTTTGAAAACAAAACAAAAAACTAATGAGGTTCCTCTTCCCGACCCAACAATGGATCAACCAGTCCCCGAACCATCGTTAGGAGACGTTCCTCCGGTAGATGGTTCTGAAACCCCGTCTATGGATGATCCTTCCGCAGATCCTAGTATGTCTACGGATGCATCTGCAGAAGGTGGTGAACAAAAACGTTCTGATTATATGGCTGAAATCCAAAAGTATGCCGGTAAATTAGGACAGGAATTGAGGGATCAGAAAGAAAGAATGGAGAGTGACGATATTAAGTATGTTTTAAACATGATTATATCTGCGGTTGATTTGGATAAATTAGATCCAGAAGATTTAGAAGAAATAGCAGATAAGTTTGATATGGGAGAAGACGAAGAAGAAGGATCAATGGATGATGTACCATCACCTGACGCATCTTCAGAGGAACCTTCAGGGGAAGAAGAGGAAGATTTAGGTGAAGTATCAACTCCGATGTCTGATTTGGAGGAATTTATTGATGAACCAATGGATATTGATATGGATGAGATTGATTTCGGTAAATACGCAATCGGTGAAGAATCTGAAGAAGAGGATGATACCGTTGAGTTGGATTTGGATGAAATAAAAAACGAGATAAACAACAACATAAATCAAACCTTAAGCAAATATTTTAGACAATAATGGTTTTAATCTATATTAATGAGATAGGTTCTGATTATAAAGGTCAAAAACAGTATGAATTTATATTTAGTAAATCTACAGACCTTGATATGGAAGAATGGTTTACCATACCAGCATCGTCATCATTAGAACCGAAGTCTCCCCGTATTGAATATATAGATTTAATTGGATTATTGAAGGATACCGATGTTGTTTTGGAATTAATTCAAAATTCTGACTATTTCGGTATTATTGATGCAGTGGATGGTGTTGTATCTTTGGGGTGGGAACCATTTGACTATAATTCCGAAAACAAGAGATTATGGTTTAAATTCGGGGAAACCGTGGAGTCCGTAACTAAAAAACTTAAACAGAGGAATTATATCCTACAAAACCAAGAAATTAAATTAGGTAATATATGAAACGTAATGAAATTATAAATAAATTGGTAAATGAGGGACTTTCTGAGAAGACCCTTTCAAGGTTTTCTGATAGACAGATTAACGAACTTTCAAAAAGATTTTTTGGTGAGGGTACTGTTATGATATCCAAAAAAAGTCCTACCTTTAAGTCTGATGTCGATACGGCAAAAAAAGAAAACAAAACAATTGAAACATACGAACAAGAGAAGAAAAAATCAAAAAAAGAAGAAGTGAAGGAAGATGGGTGGGATTCTAGGTCCGTTTCAAAACAATTTAAAAAAATTAATACATCAAAAAAGAGAAATGTACCAAAAGGTGATAATGTTTCTTTTACAGATGATGATAAAGTTACGGACGACTTTTATAAAAAGTTAAATAAATCAACATATAACTCAAAAACAAAAACTTTGGAGCCAACTGAAAGTGTAAAAGAGGTGAAAGAATGGGTTGAAAATGTTGTAGAAAATAACTATCATCCATTTACATCAAAAAACGAAATCATGGATTTAATTAAAACCAAATTAAATGAAGTTTCATCTCAGGTATCTCATGGACCGAATGTGAAAAAAGGTCATAATGACATACCTGAATTTATGACATACGATTCAATTAAAAAATCTAAAAGTATGAATTCTCCAAAACCGTCTCCATCAACAAAACCCGGTCCTGGCGTTGCTCCGTCACCAGTTAGAACACCGTCTAAACCAAGTATTAGACCAAAACCAGATAATCCGTTTTCACCAAAACCGGGTGAAAAAAGTAAACCAAAGGCGATAAGATGAAATTAACAAAAAAAGATTTAATCCATATTGTTGAAACAAAATTGAACGAAATGCCGATGGATTTCGATAGTCCAGATCGTCCTGATCAAGAAATTCAAAATAAATTAAGTACGGGTGATACCCCACTTAAGAAGGTCCCATTACCAAAAACAGGTCAAGAACCAAACAAGAATTTTCAAGAATTACTTGCATCAGAAAGATATAAACAAGTAATACAAAAAGTTAGACAATTTACGGGAAATAACCAACCCATTAGAGGTGTGCAGGGAATGATGCCTTTAATGCAAGAAATGATGATTGCTCATAATACTATCGTTCAATTAGAAAGAGAACACAGAAGAGAATTGGAGCAATTAGCGATTGAGGTAGTAATGAAAGAAATGGGTATTCCGGAAGGGGCGATTGAATTTGACGCGAAAATTGTTGGTATGGATGAAATTACGGGAGAAGATTTTAACCACGATCAGGATGATGAAAATCCGGAAGCTCCAGATATTGATGCCCCCGAAATTGAAATTGAACAAAGACTATTTAATCAACTTGAAACACTTAATGTCGAAAAAGCAAAACGTAGATTAATTAATAACCTTATTCAAGGGGCATCAAAAAGGGGACATTATATGTTTCAATTAGTTCCCGAAAGAATACAACAAATAACCGGAAGTGATCAGTTGTTCGATTTATATGGAATTATGATGTCGGTTAACGATCTCATGTATTGGCAACTATCTGATGAAACAGTTAATGGTTCATTACAGAATTCAATTGCAGGTAAAGAACAAGCTGAGGGTCCGGATGAAGAAGGCGGACCTGGTAAGGTATTTGCTAGAGGTATTAATTTCCCTGTATTGGTTCACGAATTAATTAAGGGAACAATGGAGTTGATGGCATTACAAGGAAAAGCCGAAGATGATTGGGAAGATATTGAAGAAAGTGAAGATACCTTGGAAAAAGAATTGTGGGATTTAAGATTGGGTCCAGCAATCTGGGATAGATTTAGATCTAAATTTCCTGATGAAATTTTTACTGATGAAAATAAAATTCATTTACAAAACTATTTAATTAGTGCAATTTTCAAACTTCCTGCTAGAAAATTTTTAGTTTTTATGAGGGAAGTGTTGGGAAATACCAATAAAGGTGAGGAATTAATGAATGAATTGATGGATGGTATTAATCAAGCATTTCAAGATAATGAATATGATGAAGCCATGCAACAGTTTGATATGGACTTAGATGACGCCAATGAAACCACAACAGATGATGACATGATGGATTTCTTAAAGGATTTGGGGATTGAGGGTATTAAAGACGATGATGAAACAACTGACGATGATGACGAAATAAAACTCGATTAATACATTTAAAAAAGGATTAAAAGGAGGTCATTAATGACCTCCTTTTTTATTTATATAGGTTTTAAAGTCATTTTTCTCTATTTATGATAATATGAATAGGAAAATTGAACAGTTAAAAGAGTATGCAAAAATCATCAAAGACACACCATATGCTTTAAAAACATATCTCCAAACATATGATAATACTCAAAGAAAATATGTTCCCTTGGATTTATTTGAAGATCAAATTCAATTAATCGAAGATTATGAAACCTATAATGAAAACATTACAAGAAAATATAGACAAGCGGGTGTAACAACAGTTACAGCAGCTTGGGTTTCTAAGGTTCTGCAAACAGCAAAGGAAGAAAAACCTGAAAGAGTACTGATTGTTGCCAATAAACGCGATACCGCGATTGAAATGGCGAATAAAATAAGAAACTTTCTTGAGCAATGGCCAGAGTGGATTAATGTTGGATTTGATCCCGGAAAAAATTCTGAAAGTAGATTTAGGTTAAATAATGGATGTGAGGTTAAAGCGGTAGGTACGTCTGCGGATGCTCTTCGTGGTTATACCCCCACTATTCTTATATTAGATGAAGCGGCATATATTGAAGCCGGAGAAGATTTCTGGGCGGCATCTATGGCGTCACTTTCAACTGGTGGTAAAATTATTCTCATATCAACTCCACAAGGATTTGACCCAATATATTACGCAATATATGATCAAGCGTTAAGGGGATTAAATGATTTTCATATTACAGATCTACGTTGGTTTAAAGACCCAAGATATAATAAAGATTTAAGGTGGGTTAAGTGTAGTGATATTGTTCATTATATGTTAAACAGAGAACAATATAACGATGATGAAGTCACATTTTGGGATTTTGACTTAAAAAACTATCAACAATATTTGGAAGAAGGGTATAAACCATATTCAAGTTGGTTTGAATCCATGTCCAAAAAATTCAAATACGATAAACGTAAAATAGCTCAGGAACTTGAGGCAGATTTCCTCGGATCTGGAGATGGTGTTATCCCAAGTGATTTCCAAGATAATATTGCAAAAAATATGATTAGAGTTCCCATTGAAAAATATATGCAAGGAACTGTTTGGCAATGGAAAGAACCAGTTGCTGGTCATAGATATATAATGGGGGTTGACGTAAGTAGAGGAGATAGTGAGGATTTCTCAGCCATTAATATAATCGATTTTGATGATCGGGAACAGGTCTTAGAATACATTGGTAAAATACCCCCCGATGATTTAGCAGCTATTGCATATAAATGGGGAATACTATATGGGAACGCATTTATAGTTACTGATATTACAGGAGGTATGGGCATTGCTACTTCAAGAAAATTACAAGAATTGAATTATAAAAATTTATTCATAGACGGTATCAATACACAAAACATTTGGGAATATAATAAAAAAATTATGGAGAAAATTCCCGGAATAAATTTTAATAACAAAAGAACACAAATAATCGCATCATTTGAAGAACATGTTAGAAAAGGATTTGCTATAAGGTCTGCTAGATTATTAAATGAGTTAAGTACGTTTGTTTACATAAACGGAAGACCCGATCACATGAAGGGTTCACATGACGACGCAATTATGAGTATATCGATGGCTATTTATGCCGGAGACATCTCTTTTAATCAATTGGAGAGAGCATCATCACAAAATAAAGCCATTTTGGATTCTTGGGCTTTATCTGAAAGAACATATGAACCAAACAAAAGTTTCTATTCGTATGGAACAAGTTTAGATCCAATCGGGTCGATGTTCGCGGGAAATAATCGATTAATTAACGACGTTACCCCATATGATAACCCAAAAGAGGCTTATCAGAAGTATTCTTGGCTATTTAAAAAACCGAAATAATATTTTATATTAATAAAAAAACTATTTATATACATGGCTGATAAAAATTTAACAGTATTTCAAAGGTTAACTAAAATGTTTGGTTTTCCTGGTGAAGTTAAACAGGAAAAACAATCACCTAGATTTGAATTTAACAAAGATCAAATACTAAAAACAGATAGCATAGAAGATTATGAAAAAGCTCGTCTTCAAGCGCAGCAAACACAATACATTGTAGATAAGTGGGCAAAATTAGATCAATCTTTATATAATCAATCTGTATATTATGAACCAAACAGATTGGCGGCATATTATGATTACGAATCTATGGAGATGTGTATTTTGGGGGACACAAAAATAGCAACTCCTGATGGTTTTGTAACCATTAAAGAATTAGCAGATAGGGGGAGAGATTATGAATTTATAACATATGCATATGATCATAATCTTAAAAAAGTAGTTCCTGCTATAGCTAGAAATGCCCATTATACGAGAGATGACATGACCTATAAGATTACTTTCGATGATGGTTCTCACATTATTGCGACAGAAACCCATAGATTTTTAAAAAGAGATGGTGTTTTTGAAGAACTACGAAATTTAAAGGTTGGTGACTCAATGATGCCGTTTTATAGAAAATCATTCTATAATAATCAAAATTATAATTGGGTCTATGTATGTAATTCAAAAGAAGGACATAACGGATGGGTTCCTGAACATAATTTAATTGCGGAATGGTATTTTAAGAAGAAAATAAATAAAGAAGAAGAGGTTCACCATATTGATTTTAATGGTAAAAATAATCTACCATCTAATTTGTTGATAATGGATAGATCTGAACACCGATCTTTTCACGCAAAGATAAATAATGAAAAATTATGGTCAAATCCAAAGTATAGATTATTAATGTCGGAAGTCGCAAAAAGAAAGGGTAAATATAATTGGAATGGTAAGAGGAAGGGTAAAAATAATCCTTCGTACATCGATATTTCATTTAATGAAATTATCGAGGTTTCAAAAATACATAGAACTCAAGAAAAAACTGCAAAACATTTAGGAGTGTCTGTTGCAAAACTACAAGATGAACTAAAATTAAATGGTTTTAAAAATTGGGATTTATTTTTGGATGTTTACGGTATTAAAAAATTAATTCCACAAACGGAAAATAGAGAATCAATAAATTTTAAACATGTTCCTTGGGATTTAATTATTGAATCTGCTAAAAAATATAAATCAATACGCAAAACATCTGATTTTATTGGTATAAGTAGATCTAAATTAATGTCATCATTAAGAATGAACGGTTATAAACGATGGGACACTTTTTTAGATGCATATGGAATAGAAAAGTCGAAAATAGGTAGAGATATAAAACATGATAAAATAACCATTAATCATAAAATAGTATCTATCGAACCATATGGAGTATTCCCCGTTTATGATTTGACTGTTCCAGGGTATAAAAATTTCGCAACAGACACTATTTTTTCCCATAATACCCCCGAAATATCCGCAGCTTTGGATATATACGCAGAAGAATCTACTGCGGTATCTGAAAAGGGGGAGATATTGACAATATTTTCTGAATCGGATAGGATTAAAGAGATTTTAACGGATTTGTTTGTTAACAAATTAGACATAAATACAAATCTACAGATGTGGGCTAGGGGTATGTGTAAATACGGGGATAATTTTGTTTATTTAAAAATAGATCCGAAAGAAGGTATCGTTGGATGTCAACAACTTCCAAATATTGAAATAGAGAGGTGGGAAGGAACTGGAACAAAAACACCAACTCAAAATGATATCAAGTCTCCGGTTAGAGAATTGAGATTTAAATGGAATAATAAGGATTTGGAATTTCAGTCTTGGGAAATCGGTCATTTTAGACTTTTAGGTGACGATAGAAAACTTCCATATGGTACGTCAATGTTGGATAAAGTTAGAAGAATTTGGAAACAACTTCTTTTAGCTGAGGATGCTATGTTGATTTACAGAACCAGTAGAGCACCTGAACGTAGGGTCTTTAAAGTATTTGTTGGTAACATGGACGATAAAGATATTGAACCCTATATACAACGTATTGCCAATAAGTTTAAGAGAGATCCTATTGCTGACCCAAAAAACGGTCAAGTTGATATGAGATATAATCAAATGGCTGTTGATCAGGATTACTTTATACCCGTAAGAGATCCGTCACAAACCAATCCGATTGAAACTTTACCGGGTGCTCAGAACTTGGGAGAAATTGCGGACATAGAATATATTCAGAAAAAATTATTAACTGGATTAAGAATACCTAAAGCGTTTCTTGGATTTGAAGAAGTTGTGGGTGATGGTAAATCTTTGGCTTTAATGGATATCAGATTTGCGAGAACCATTAATAGAATACAAAAATCATTAATTCAAGAATTAAATAAGATTGCATTAATGCATCTTTATTTATTGGGTTTAGAAGATGAACTAGACAATTTTTCGTTATCCTTAACTAACCCATCCGCACAATCCGATCTATTAAGAATAGAACAATGGAAAGAAAAAATTGCGTTATATAAAGACGCAACATCAGATCAATCCCAATTAGGTATTTTACCTGTTTCCCATACTTGGGCAAAAAAGAATATTTTAGGAATGAGTGATGCTGAAGTTATTCTTGATTTACAACAACAAAGATTGGAAAGAGCAATGGGATTTGAGTTAACAAATACCCAAAACGTGATTAAAAGATCTGGTGTATTTGATGAGGTCGATTCGAGGTATGGTATACCAGAAGAAGAAAGAAAGAAATTAGAGGCTCAAAACTTAAACGCCGATAACGATATGAACCCCGGCGGTGGATTAGATATGGGTGGCGGAGCACCACCTCCTCCGGCAGAGGGTGGAGGAGGAGAACCCCCCCTAAGTGAATCCTTAAAAAAACATAAATTATTTACCTTAACCGAAGGAACAAACTTAGAAGACTTGTTTGATATGGAAAAGGCTCAACAGAATATTTATGAAATAGAAAACAAGATAAATAATATTTTAAATGATAAATAACATGAATAAATTTGGTGAAATCAAAACAAAAATACTAACAAAATTATCCGAATCTTATTCCGAAAAAAATAAGAACGAAATAAAAGATATTTTGAATACGTTAAAAAGTAATAAACTCTTTGTGGAAACTTATCTTTTATATGAAGATATAGAAAACAAACATATCTCAAGTAAAGAAGTTGCAACACATTTTGTTGAGGAACTAGGTAAATCCTTAAAAGGAAGATCGAGCATTTTTAAACCACTTTACAAGAAGTTGAACGAAAAAATGAAAGATGTTCAACCGTCAAAAAATAAAATTTACGAGAATTTAGATGTTTTAATGGAGAACGATAACTTATTAAATATCGAAAAAAAGTATCAATCAAAATCAGAATTAATAAAATATTTAACAGAAGAAAAAAAACAAACCGAGACATACGGTTCGGTATTTACGGAAAATGAATCTCTTTTAGCGATTACGCTAGCCAATGATTTCAATTCATACTTCGAAAACGTATTGGGAGAAAATGAGAAAAAAGAATTACAGACCATTATTGAAATGAACGAAGAAACTATTGTTGAAAACACGGAGAATTTAAAAAATGATATTCTTAAAAAAGTAAACTCTCTAATATTAGAATCTACCGATAAATCCTTAATAGATAAATTAAACGATGTAAAAAAACAGGTCGAAAACTCAACCCCTTCTAAATACTCTTATTATAAATTAACCCAACTAAAAAATGGTCTTGATTAATCAAGACCATTTTTAATTTTTTGAGAATAGATAGCTTTCTGAATTTTCTCTCTTTTCCTGACGGATGGTTTTGTGTAAGTCTGTTTGTCTCTTAGAATTTGTAGTTGTCCAGACTTTAGAACTTTGTTTTTGTAGATCTTTAGCGCCGCCTCCAGATCCTTTTCTTTTTGTACGTGAATTTCTATCATATGTGTTATAATTATGTAACAAATTTATATATATCTTTTTTTATTCCAAAATTTTTTCATTATATTTTTAATATCACCATAAAAATTTTATAACATGAAAATTAATGAAGACAGGAAAGTATATCCCTCTTGGAAATTATAATAACATAAAAATTGGATTTGGTACAGTCGATTTTAAAGACCTTAAAACAATTTATTTAAAATTAAATTCATGGATAGAACCATCGAGTGATTGTGATGAGTTTAATCAGATAATTTCTAGAACAAGAAGAAAGATAAAGGAGATTGTGTATAAATTAGAACATCCCGATTTTAAACCACAAAGCATTGTTGATTTGGATATCAGAACAAAAGGTATCAAACTAGATAAGAGATCATTCATGAATTTGGAGATTACTTTATATGTGGAAAATAAGTTTGACATAAAATCAAAGAACGTAAAATTAGATATCAAAAATCTTATTTACCAAATTATTGATGATGGTTTGTCGGATAAAACATTATTTAATTTTCACATATCTAAAAAATAGTCTCAAATCGAGGTATTTATGTATAAAATATTAAATGAAAGTATTAGGTCCGAAAGATACTGGAGTTAAAGGAATACTCATCGAAAACGATGCTGGTCACATATCGCCAGAGGATAATAAAAAAATTATAAATGAGATGAAAAATATGGACTTTTCAGAAGATCTCATTTTATATGCTGTTTTACAAAAGTATGATACCCCAAATAAAAATGGAAGGATATATCCCGAAAGTATTTTAAAAAGGGAAATGGAGAAATATCAATCCTTAATAAAAAAAGGAGGGGCGTTAAGCGAATTAAACCACCCAACCTCAAGTTTAATTGATTTAGATCGTGTATCACATTCCATATTGGAAACATGGTGGGACGGTAAAATATTAATGGGGAAAATTAAAATATTCACATCCCCCGGATGGAAGAAAATGGGTATAGTTTCAACAAAAGGAGATCAGGCGGCAATGTTACTAATGAATGGTGCAACTTTAGGAATTTCATCCAGAGGTGTGGGATCATTGAAGGAAATGAAAGGACAAAATATTGTTCAGGATGATTTTGAACTCGTATGTTTTGATCTGGTGTCTTCACCATCTACTCCTGGGGCGTATGTATTTTCAGATCCATCAGAAAGAGAACAATATCAAGAATCGGTAAAAGAAGAGCCAGTTGTTAACGATAGAATGAAAAATTTAATGACAAAACTCGATTCTTTCTTAAAAAAATAATTGCATTTATCTGTCATAGATAACCCCTCGTCATTATTTGATGGGGGGTTTTATTTTAATATTAAATTTTATTCGTATAAAAATATCAAAAAAAGGATTTTTTATAAAATAAAAGTATTTATAGTATAATAAAACAAATAAAAATGAGTGAAAACATTTTAGAACAAGCATTGCTTCGTGTTGAAAAGCTCGAAGAGGCATTAAAGCAAAATGCAAAAGGTATACTTGGTTCAGTAATGAAACAAGAACTAAATGAATTGCTTAAAGAATCTATGGAAGAAGAGAACGAGGAAGAAACTCCGAGTTCTGAAGAAGAGGAAACAAAAGATGTGTCCGAACAACCAGCGGATGATGAAGAATCTGATGATGAAGAATCTGACGATACTGAATCTGATGATACTGAAGACAGTACGGATGATAGTACAGACCTCGATAACGATAGTCTAGATAGTGATGACGATTCACTTGATGCTTCTGGTGATGAAGTTTCTTCTGGTGATGACGAATTTTCTTCTGGTGAAGATGAATTCTCTAGCGATGACGAATTTTCTTCTGGTGAAGATGAATTCTCTAGCGATGACGAATTTTCTTCTGAAGACGAAGATGATGTCATGGATATGACAGGAGCTTCCGATGATGAGGTATTAAAAGTCTTTAAAGCTATGAAACCAGAAGATGGAATTATAGTGAAAAAAGATGGTGAGGACATCGAACTAGATATGGAAGGAGATGAGTATATCATCAAGCTTGATGACGAAATGGACGATTCATCTGAAATGCCTTCTGAAATGTCTGATGAGGAATTCTCTGAAGGTTCAGAATGGGGTGATGAAGAATTATCATCTTCTGATGACGAAGAACTTTATGAGGTTGAGCTCGAAGAAGAAGATTCTGAAGAAGAACCAAAAAAAGGTAAAAAAATCGAAGCTTCCGAAGCGGCAAGAACAAAATGGAATCCTCATGGAGATAAAGGTGGTCAAAACAGAACTGGTTTAAAGAGTAAGAAAATGTTTAAGGCAGGTTCAGGATCTTTAAATGAAGAAGTTTCTAAGTTGAAAAAACAAAACAACGAATATAAAAAGGCGTTGGTTCTTTTCAAAGAGAAGCTAAACGAAGTCGCTGTTTTTAACGCTAGTCTCGCATATGCTACTAGATTATTCACAGAACATTCTACAACTAAAAAGGAGAAGCTTAACATTTTAAAGAGATTTGATAAGGCTTCTACTATGAATGAATCTAAGAATTTATATAACACAATAAAGACTGAATTGGAAACTAAAAAACCAGTGACCGAAGCAGTTGTTGAAAAAATCTCTACCAATAAATCATCTTCTTCAAAAGAAGTTTTATCTGAAGCAAAAGCTTATGAAAGTCCTCAGTTAAAAAGAATGAAGGATTTGATGAATAAAATAAAATAAAATAAAACAAAAAAATAAAACAAAATGGGAGCATTATTAGAATCAGGTATGGTTGGTAACATTGGCTTAAAGCACTTACGTGTTATCAAAGAAGATACCATTAAAAAATGGGATGAGTTAGGTTTCCTTGAGGGACTTGACGGTCATCAAAAAGATAACATTGCACAATTATATGAGAACCAAGCCTCATATTTGATCAATGAAGCCGCAGTGGCTGACGCATCAGGTTCATTTGAAACTGTTGTGTTTCCAATCATTAGGAGAGTTTTCTCCAAATTATTGGCGAATGACATCGTATCTGTACAAGCCATGAACTTACCAATTGGTAAATTGTTCTACTTTGTACCTAAAATTCAGGACAGAAATGCGGGAGCTCACTGGTCACCATATGGTTATCCAAGTGTATCAACTAACCCAGCAGAAGGTTATACTGATGTAAGAAACCTTTATGATCGTTTCTATGAGCAATCAGATGATGCCGATCAAGGTCTTTTCGACTACTCAAAAGGTGATTATACCACAGTATCTTTAACAGGTACGTCACTTGTTACTTTCTCTAGTGGTGTTGAAAGTGCATTTACTGGTGCAACTGGTACATCATTAAGTTCTGTAATTCTTAAACTTACTGGTTTTTCAAAATTAGGTCAAGGAAAATTAGCTGGTCCTGACGGTAACGAAATGGATACAGAAGAATTCTTGGCTTCATTACAAGTAAGTTCTGCACAAGTACAGGGTGGAGCATCATTACCATTCAATGTGGTAACACAAAAATATGGTAAAGGTATCGTAGCATACGGACAAAAATCCGCAGGTACTAATGGAAACTTATTCCAAGACATCTGTGATGAAGACGGTGTTATCTATTTAAATGTTGATTTAGAAAGTTACAATAGTGCATCAGGTTTTACTAGTTACACAGTTACTGGTTCAACATTAATTGGTACTGACTTCGTTGCAACATATCGTAGATATGATACCTTAGAATTCGAAGATCAAATTGGTGAGGTTTCTTTCGATTTGGAATCTGTAACGGTTTCCGTAACTGAAAGAAAACTTAGAGCAACCTGGTCTCCTGAATTAGCTCAAGACGTTAGTGCATTCCACAACATCGATGCTGAGGCAGAATTAACAGCTCTTCTTTCTGAGCAAATCGCAGCAGAAGTTGACCGTGAAATTCTTCGTGACCTTAGAAAAGGTGCGGCATGGAAAGCTAAGTGGGATTACAACGAATGGAAGTATGGTAACGGTGGATCAGCATATGTTGGTTACACTCAAAAAGACTGGAACCAAACGTTAATCACCAAGATTAACCAACTTTCAGCTCAAATCCATAAAACAACCTTGAGGGGTGGAGCTAACTGGATCGTTGTTTCTTCTGAAGTTTCAGCGGTATTCGATGACTTAGAGTATTTCCACGTATCAAACGCTCATCCTGAGCAAGATCAATACAACATGGGTATTGAGAAAATTGGTACTCTCGCTGGTAGATATCAAGTTTATCGTGACCCTTACTTCCCAGCAGGTAAGATTTTGATCGGACATAAAGGTAAATCATTGCTTGATGCTGGTTATGTATACGCACCATATGTGCCATTACAATTAACCCCAACAATGTTCAATCCGTTCAACTTCACACCCATTAAGGGTATCATGACCCGATACGCTAAAAAGATGGTTAACAACCGTTATTTCGCGGTTATCGATGTCAAAGGTATCGTAACATACGATTTGAATACCTTGAGATAATCTTTGATTATCTTTTAATAAAAAACCCTGAGAATTCTCAGGGTTTTTTATTTGTATAAATATATTTTAATAAACCACAGTCCCATATTTTTTCACACCCAATCAAATTAACCATTTCACTTTCCGACATATTTTCATTTAATAAATTTGGGTGCTTCTTAAGTAGATTTTTTTTTCTGAAATTAAATTTATGCATTCTTTTATTTCTACTTATTTTACCGTTAACATACTTATAATCTGGTTTATTTATTGAACTCAGATTAAATCCAAGTTTAGTGTATAAGTTATTCTCATGATCTGGTGTCCATCTAATATCAGCAAAGCTAATCACATCTTTTTTTAAATTATTTTTCAAAAAATATTTAAACATTTTTGACGATAGACCAATACATCTATAATTAATATTTGTTGCATATCGTACCAGCTCCCAATGAGTGTTTTTGTCTAAAAATGACATAACACCAACAATGTTATCATCATAATAAGCCCCATAATTTATTGTTGTTGCGGGTGAACTACCTTGTAAATGATTTTTATTTAAAAAAATATCGGCAATGTCTTTATTTATTTTTTTTATTACAGTCAATCTACCGTATATTTTCGGCGAATAATTCTTTTTTATTATATGGAGTATTTTTATAATGCAAATTTCTTTATTATGTGTCCATTCATCTTCGAATATTTGATATAACTTAATTCCTCTTTCTTTAGCCAATTTATATTTGTTTAAATGATAATTTTTATCTTTTCCCATTTTTTCTGTGTGGTAATATAATCCATTATACTCAAATGCGATATTTAGATCCGGCACATATACATCCAATTCAACACCATTTAATTCTTTTTTACTATTATTAATAACGTTATACCCGTTTTTTTCAATAAGTTCAGTAATTTCAATTTGTGCCGATGATGTAAAGTTATTTTTTACATATTTTAAACTATTTTCGTATGTAATTTTTAATTTATCGGTTGTTTGATTTGACACAAACTTTGAACCTAAGTACTTAATCTTATAGTCCGTCAATGTTAACCCATGTTTCAATAAATGTTTATTATTAACGTATTTTAATTTTTCTCCACACACTTTACAAGTAACAAAATCATGTTTTAATTCTTTCTCTCTTTTCTGTTGAAGGATATGAACATTAAAATACTTCCCATATTTAGGATATTGTTCAATAAAATCCGTTACAGAACCGTGTTCTTTCTGAATATGTTTTGTTAGTGACCCAGTTTTATTATCTACATCATATGTCTCCCAATTACATAATGGACATTTAAGACTATCCTCAGTTTTTTTATCTATTAAATCATAATATTGAAAATGCCAATACTCACCTTTTGTTTTAAGATACATTGATCGTTTAAACTTTGTTGGTATTTCAATTTCAGGATAACATTCTTGGATATGGGATATCGGTCTACCACTTTTATTCTCAACGTCATTCATCTCTTTTCCACATTTTTTGCATGATAATATTTTACCTTCAATCGGTATTTTTAATTCAACAAATTCCACATACTTTATTTGATTTCCCTTTTTTCTTATAGGTATATTATTATCCTCAAGTATTTTTTTTAACTTGAGTTTACCCATTTTGTATTTGGCAGCAACTTCTTCTAAAGAAAGGTCTCCTTTTAGGTAATCTTGTATTATATTTATCTCCATGTTTAAATAATAAATATTTTAAGGGGTAAAACCAAATGGGTTAGAGAAAATATTTTTATGATATTCAAAATATTTGTATATTTGTAAAAAGATTATATAATGAAAAAGAAAAGGATGATTTTACCTACGGAACAAAAAGAACCGATAGTGTATGAAAATCTTCGTATAGATATTTTAGAGAAATTAATCGATGAACGCAATATCGATTATAAAAAAAGTAGGAAGGATGCTGATACGAAAAAAACGATTATTGATTTATTGAAAATAGATGATGAGGGGAAATATATTAGAGAAACCACATATGAAAAATCTGAAGGTGGGTATGTTGTAGGTATTGATTTAAACAATCATAAACATCTTGTTGAGATTGGGAAATTAGTTGAAAAAAAAGAAGCTCATAATCTTTGTAGATACACATCAAATATGTTATATTATTGGAGTAAACAAAAACTCCTTATTTGACGGACGATGAATTGGGTTGATTATTTTTTAAACATTGCAGAGCAGGTAAAATTAAAATCAAAGGACAAATCAACCAAGATAGGGTCAGTTGTTGTTGGTAAAGACAATGAGATACTCTCTACGGGTTATAATTCATTTCCAAGGGGATTAGATGATAATTTAACAGAACGTCAGGAAAGACCCGAAAAGTACTTCTGGATGGAACATTCGGAAAGGAATTGCATCTATAATGCGGCAAGGATTGGGGTCTCTTTAAAGGGTTCAACCATGTATGTCACATCGGGAATTCCGTGTGTTGATTGTGCCAGAGCGATAATAAATTCTGGAATAAAAAAGGTCTATTGTAAAAGAGAATGTACCACAAAGAATAAAGAAAAGTGGGAAGAACAACAATCACGAAGCATTATTATGTTTAAAGAGTGTGGTGTTGAGTTGATGTTCTACTAATCACCAAGCCTTGCAGCTCCAATAGCGCGGACGGTACTTTGGACCAGGATTATCACATTTATGTCTTGCTCTAAATGATTTTCTTCTTTCGGGATCGTTTTTTTTAATCTTCATATTAGGATCTCCGAAATTAACTTTAACTACATTTCCTTTGTCATTTTTAACGTATACGGATCTTTTTTTAGGTCCGTCTGGTGTTAAAAAAGGTTTGTTTAATTGAACTTTACGTCCTTTATATTCGGCCTCATTTAAGTTATCATCTGCGATGAAATTAGTTTCTTCAACCGAACCATATTCATCTTCTTCAATAGTTTTCTTTTTAGGGACACAGTTAGGTACTTCTTTACCATTCTTCATCTTTTTACCGACCATTTCATACCCTTTCCAACAGGGGTTCTTGTCTTTATTTTCTATAAGTTTTTTTAACTGTGATTCGGTAATTACAATTTTTTTAACAGATGCGGTTTCTTTTAAAATGTTAGAAAGTTTCATATTGATAAATATTTATCTTTCTGAAACAATTTCATATTTTATGATATTATCATAGAATACTTCTTCATTATATAATTTAGCCTTTATTTCGATAAAATATTCTCTTGGTATATAAATCGAGGTGTCTAAAACAAACGAGTTTTCATTGGTTTTATCCAATTTTGTCCAATCGTGAACATTGACTTCGGTTTTACCTTCTCGTATGAATATTCTATAATAGACATCATCAAATAGTTCATTACCTTGTCTCTCTAAAGACCTGAAATAAACGGTAATTTTTCTTAATTCTCCTCTTTTTATTTTTTCATTTTGTTTGATCCCAAAAAATTGAATTTTGTATCTTTTTGCTTCTGTTGAATTAGTACCAATACTATAATATTCACTATACGGTTTTGGTATAAACTGTTGTGTTACATTACTTATACTAACCCCATCTATATTTAGATTCTTCCATACATCCTTAAAGAACTTTTTACCGTCACATGTTATTCCATCTATGTTAAAAGTTACCTTATAAACACCCTTTCTGATTTTGGTTGTTTGTAGGTCAAGTAATCCTCCTATTTGGGTGTTTGTTGCATCATAGATATCTACGGTAGGATTATTATCGAGGTCGTAAAAATTACCTCCTTTTGTGACATATAAATAAAGATTTTGGTTTATTTTTTCTACGAACTCATATCTGTTATCTTCTATGGTATCTTCAAAATAAGATTCAATAAAAGGTTCATAAAATGTTTGTGTGTATTTTGTAAAAAACGCCACGGATTGGTCTATATCTGGTATAAGATCTTGGTATGATACCGAAAACGCCAACCCTAAACCATAATTCGTTTCTCCAGATAAAATAATACTATTTACATAATTTGTGACATCAACATCTATGTTTTCGTCTCCATTGTCAAAATGGATAGTTTGGATTATGTCAGGATTTGTTGAGTAAATACCTGGTATTGTCCAAGTATTTAGGGTTGTTCTATTAAACCAGTTGGATGGTCTTTCATCGAATGTTTTATTTCCTGCGGTAAAATCATATTCGGAGTCTTGGTAATCAAAACCGACACCTTCATCCCAAAATTCGTCTAATTTAAATAAAATTAAATCAAATGATGTTGACCTTTCTCTTCCCGTTCCTCTTTTTGCACCCAAGAATGTTTCATCACCAAAAATAGTATTGGTTAATTTTAATTTATGAGTGGTTCCGGAAGTAATAACATAATCTCCGTTATCGATTTTAGATTTTATATCTGTTAAATCGACTTTAAAGATAAATTTTGAAAACCCAGATCCATAGAAGATTTCTGTTGTGGGATTTTTTGCAGTATTTACTTGTGAATCTTTTAATATGGTGTTATTCTTTTCAAAATATGAACGGAAATATGACATTTTTTTATTTATAAATATCCAAAATCAGTTAATTTTAATGGATTTATTTAATATGTCATTTTCCAAATTCTTTAATAACTCATCCAAAATTTTGTAATTATTATCTGATTTAACCAAAGGTCCAACAATATTATGTTGATGACTGATTAACAAATTTACAATCGCTCTTAATATCTTTATCAAATTTTCCCCTCTAACGGCAGAAAACGTATTTGGTTCTAATTTTAGAACATAATCTTCTTGAGTGAGTTCATATTTATCCAAATCGGTAAAATCTATTGTCGGTGTGGTTTCGTTGGTATCGGTAGAAATCATAAAAATTCTGTCAGACATTATGGATCCAAATGTTTGTTCTTCAGAATTTCTATCAATGGTTAAGTTTTTTTCAATTATTTCTTGATTAAATTCTTTTGGATTTACAGAGGTTGCTGACCAAAATAATCCACTTGATGGTCCTACAGTAGATATCTTAATCTTATTTAAGATTTCTTTCTTTATTGCCAATTGATCTTCTGTTCCCGTTAGAGATTTAAAAATTTCTGAAGGTCTGAAGAAAAATGGGTGTAAATCTTCTTTTGTGTATAAAGAATTTAATTCATTCAAGTTTTTGTCATGTAACGTGAAAATTTTGTCCCTTACTTCATTAGTAACCTGATATATTGATGTTATTGGAAATGTAAACGTTGGGGATTGATCATTGTTTTCATTTATTAACTTCACCGCAGATATAGGTAATGGTGAATTTTCATTAAAAAAATTTGTTTTAAATGTTTGTCCCAATGATGAAATCACTTTATAGACATAAAAACGGATTTCCGTTGGATTTGATAGTGAATTTATTTCATATTCGACAATATATTTTAAATCCCTACTCTCAGTTCTGGTTTTATTTTTTTTTACGTACTCAACACTTGCTTTATTTGTAAATTTTTTAAGATGTAATTTAGCAACTTTATTTGATCCTATTGGGTACGAAACTAATTTTTTCTTTTTACTTAGGTTATTGGTGTCTTTTGTTATTAATTTTCCTCCTCTAAGTATGACACCATTATCGGTAAAAATTGCGTCAGACCCATATTTACCATAAACCCCATAATCACTTTCTTTTGCGAATATATTTTCGGATTTATCTATGTAAGTACCGGTTTTATTTCTAATATCTGGTTTGTGTTTTACCGCAACTCCGTATGTTGTGTTTTCAATTTGTTGAGAAAATGTTTGAGAATTAAAATCATACATTGTTGTGAAAGGACCGGCAATATATTCTTGATTAACAGTTTCTTTATCGGTTGAGTAATTGATTATTTTTACAGATTGACCCTCATTTGGGATGAAATTAATGTTGGTTGGTAGAAATGGATGCGCAACAAATGGATCTCTATCACTCCATTCTTCATAATCAATAGACTTTTCTTTTTCCCCAACATAATCGTTGTATCTGATGCATCTAATTCTTCCAATTCCTTTTGGATCTATATTATTTACACAGATACCGATATCAATTATTTTCATACAAGTGGTTTATTTCTTTTACCTAATTCTTTATTCACTTTATTATATAAATCTTCAACATAATCCATATGTCTTGTAAGATTAATAATCAATTCTTTTGTTTTTTCAAACTCTTCACTTAATTCAGACAATACTTTCATTAAATCTGAATTAGATTTATTTTCTACGTCATTAACTATTTCAAGTAATTTTTCTTTATTCATTCCTAAAAGAATTTCCCCGATGAATTTAATGTTCCGGGTGGGATTACAATAGCGCCGGTTTGTGACGGTATTATAAATTGTTTATTTGATGTTTTAATATATGCATTTTGATCGATTTCCTCCACTAATCCGTTTATAATCGATTTAATAATCTTAGGTAAATTATTTTCTTCCTCAAAAACCGGACCCAATGATATTCCTTCCGATTCTATCCTATTAAAAATATTCAATAACGCTCTTTCGTTACTAAACCCAGATTGGGAATCTGAGAATGCCAATAAAAGACCCGGTACAGAAAAACTACCTTTTGTTGAAAGAGCGCTGTCAATCGAATTTATGATGGTATTAAATAGGTTATTGCAATTATCAATATCGTTAAACTTTATTTTAAGTTTTAACAAAGTCATCGATTTAATTATTGTAACATATCTCTTATATTTCGTTTTGATTATTTGCGAAACAAATGTTTTTATGAAGTTATACAAATCCACCTTTACTCTTTTCCAAAATTCTCTAATAAATGTCCAATATATCTCTTTTATTATATTATAATACATTTTTGAAAATCTCTTCATTAAATCCTTACTGTCTTCAATAACGTCATTGTTAATAGATTTATAGATTATAACAATAGGTAAAAAAATTTTTGGGGATAATACTGACGCAATTAATGCTTTCGGTAAATTAAGTATGAATGTGTTTATTAATGAAATGTTGAAATTTGATTGGGGAATATTTCCGTCCGTGTTTTCATAAACATCAGAAGATAATTTATTTAATGTTGTTGATATTAATTCATTAATTGGTTTTTTATCACTTAAATAAACAAAATCTTCAAATATGGTTGTATTAATTGGTGCTTCAAAATTATTACAATCAGTAAATCTCATCACTTTTTTATATCTTGCTTCTTCAAGATCCAAATCAATCCCTTCAACATCATTAAAATCGAAATAGTATTCCACCGTTTCTTCATTTTCATTAAATAAATCTAACGGATTTTGATTTTTTAATTTGGTTTTATCGACATCGGATCCACAAATAGCAAATAATTTTTTTAAAAGTCTATCTAAATCATTTAAACTTTTATTAAATTGAGGATTGTCACTCCCGTCACCCTGTATAGTAAACAACATCGCATTTTTAATTATCTCCTCAAAATTGGGAAATTCGACAGATGCAAAATAGTCTGTTAAAAAAGTTTCTGTTGTGATTTCTGAATTAAATTGGGTTAATCCGTTAATGAAAAATTCTTGATTTGATGTGCTCCAAGATGCCGTAAATAAATCATCTCTCCCATTTGTGGTGAAAGTGTAATCACTGGACGTAAATGTGTTATATAATCTTCGATTGACTTTTTGTTTACCAATATCTGGTGTTTCCGGTTCGTATATTATTTTACCAACGTTGGTTTCGGGATCTATGGTTAATATATTTAAGAAATCGATTTCCTTTGGTTTTATTCTTACTTCATCTACTTTAATTACTGTATTGGCACCACAAATACCATCACCAGAAAACAATGAAGATTTTATGTTTTTTTCGATGATTTCTCTACTCGATTCTAGCGTAACTTTTAGAGCCTCTATTGCATTTAACGTTACCTTATCTTTAATTAAAAGATTATTTGAATTTACCAATCCCTTACTGGAGTCTGTGAAAGTTGAAATGATCTCTAATAATTCCGAAAATATATCTTTACGATTTTCAATTTTCTTTTTTCTATTATCTAGAAATTCATCAAGTTTTTTTCCGAAAAGTTGATCTGATGATGGGAGGTCTTTTAAATATTTTTCATAAACAGAATCAACGATACTTGATTTGTCATTTAATGAATTTTTTATTGCATTAAGTTTGAATTTAATTTCATCTATTTTTCTCATTAAATTTTATAATTTTCAGACCTGTCTTGATCGTTGTCATCGTCGCTGATTAATTTTTCCAACAATTTACGATCCTCATCGTTTAATGTTAGTTTTCCTCCACCGGAACCCTTTAATGAAGAATCCAGTTGTTTTATAAATATATTTTGTAATTTAACTAACGAAATCTTTTTTTCTGTACACTCATTAAGTATTTTTTGCTGCTCTTTAATTACCGGACCTATGGTACTCATGTCTTCCGAATCTTTCATGAAAGAAAGCATTTTTTTCATAATTAAAGATGCATAATTTTTCTGTTCCGTAATATCATTATAAATCTCCTGCATTAACGCAGCGGCAGAATCGGTATCTAATAATACGTTATTTTTCATATATATAAATAGAGTTAGTCTAAAAATTCTCCCAATATATTGGAGTAAAGTTTTTTAAACTTTTTCATCGATGTTCTTATTTCTTTTGTTGATAAAGATGTCATTTCTCGTAATGACAAAAGAATTAGGTTTTTGTTAAACTTATTCCCCTCACCAATTTGAAATATTTTGTCAAAATTGTTAAAAATCTCAAGTAACCCATACCCCAATTTTTGTTCGTTTATGGATAAATCTTCGGTTTCCATGAATTCTTCTAATGATACAATTAGTTTGATTATAACATCACCATAATCTATCGCATATTCATCTATGGTATAGGATAGATGAACATCTTCTTCAAGATTTGTTGAAATATCTTCATACGATACATTTCTATTTTTTTCTTTAGTGTCTTTTTGTATTGCACCCATTAAGTAGTTCTTACAAATAGTACCAAAATAGGAATATGCCTTATGGTTTTTTGTATGATCGAACTTATTAATCTTTGTAATTAAAAAAGACATGGTATCCGTATGGATATCTTGAAATTCAAAATCTTTTCTATATAATTTATAACGTCGAATTATGCTTTCGACCATTATAATCAGGGGTTCTCTTAAATATTCATCGAATATCTTATTCTTTTCTACTTCGGAATCAGATTTTAAATATCTTATTACCGCTTCTTCTTGAGCATCCCCAAAATACATTTTTTGGGTTCTCTTTCTTGGCATTTAAGATTCTGTATAATTTATATCTCGTTTATTTTTGAAAAAAAATTCTTTTTTTGCCGAATCAATCCAAAATTTTACTTCATTTTCATCCATTTTTTCTTTTCCTTCATCATTTTTATACAACCAAAACAATGAATCTTCTCTAAAATTAACGTGTTGATATCCAATTCTTGGAACTGTCATAATTTTAACGTGGTTATGTGTCAACCTAAGTAAAAACTCATACCCAAATGATAGTTTTATGTTTTCTTTCAACATTCCATTTTCTTTTATGATATCAGTTTTATACAATCCACCCGATATTTGATAATTTTGGAAATCTAACAACACTTCGTTATCTAAATAACCTTGTTTTTCGGTAAACCCATACGCCCACGTAGATTCATTCGTGAAACTTTGGAACTTACCTTCCGTATTGATGTCTTTAACTATGGGTAGAAATACAGAAACGTCAGTAAATGTTTTCATGTATTCATTCATTGATTTTAACCATATAGGTCTATATTCGTCATCAATTTCTAAAATTGAAAACCACTCAGTTTCACATACCTTTATTCCTTCATTTACTTGTGAACAAAAATCTGTTAACCCCGTGTGGGTTTTAAATTTAATTTCTAATTTTTGGCTTAAATTTATCTCCTGTATTTCTTTTTTTAATTTATTTGTTGTTACAATTAATAATATCACATCATTATGAAAAGGTTCTACTGAAGAAACCGCATTATCTAACATTTTAATGTAATCATCATTTAATTTATGGATCGGTAAAATTATGGTAATGTTTTTCATACTAACTCTTCCTCCTTTTTCATTCTTTCTAACGATTTTTGAATTGTTTCCATTCTTTTATTTTTTAATGATGCAAATATTGACAATATATTTCCTTCTGTAATAGAACTATCATAAGGTAAAAGGGTCTCTTTCATTTTATCTTTTACCTCATCAGTAAGTTCTACTCCTTCTAACCAAGCTAAAATATACGTCCCGACGATTTCTGCAATTTTATTACTATCATATGTCCACATACCATTCTCCGATAACCAATCTGGTTCCATATTTGGTATTTTTCCGACCACGGGGACACCACATTTCATCGATTCTAATGGAAATGTACCGAATGTAGATTCATCATCAACCCAAACAGAAACAAAACATTCTTTTAGTGCTTCAGCAAATTCATCATATGTTAATTGAACCATATCTTTAAATGTAATCCAACGCAATTGTGGGTATTTTAAATAAAATTCTGATATGATTTTTTTACTTGTGTTTCTATCTCGACATGAAATCGCGATATATGGTTTTAATGGTAATTCCGAAGGTTTAAAATTATCCCCAATCATTGGCGGAATGATATAAACTAACGATTCAGGAAAGTATTCTAATATATATTTTTTTGAATTTTCAGTTGTTGTAATAACCTTGTCAAATCCAAAATCACTCCACCTACTACCAATAGGTAATGTTTCGAAAATATATTCTTTTTGTTGGATAAGCATCACCTTCACACACTTTAAATTCATCAATTGTTGTAATGCATTTGAATAGATTTCGGGTACAACTAAAATATCATCTATTTGAATTTGAGGTTTGTCGTCTTTGATTGACACAACCTCGATATCGTTATATTTATCCCCTAACCAACCGGATACTCCTCCGTATGTGTTATCTTCAACTAAGATTTTGGGAAAAAATCCATTTTCCTTAAGAGTATAAGCTAAATCATATATGTACTTTACCGCAGCTCTCGGATTATTTTTTGTATCGTAGGTTAAAAAGTAAATTTTACTTTCATTGTTTATTAACCTATTAATGGAATCCTCTAATGTCTCTATTTTTTCTTTATTATTCATAATCAACATCAAAAATTAAAATATCGTTTTTTATTAAAGTATTTACTGCAATATCAAATGATAAATTATCTTTTTCCCCATCGGAAGAAAATAATTTAGAATCAACCTCTTCATCATTAAATTCATTTAAGACCCTATCAATACACATTTTCATTAACTCATATTTAAAGATGTTGATATTACCATCATCTTTTTTGTCTTCATCATAGACTTTACATTTTTCCATAGCATTATCTAAATCTAGGTAGTAACCTCTTCCAAACAATTCTGCCATAATTCTTGTATTTCAGATAATTTAGTTATTTCTTTATTGTAAGTAAAGAATTTATTGTAATCGGTATTAAACTTAATTACTTTTTTATTTGTTGGGCACAAATCTATGATGTCTTTATTGTCCGTGATCCATAAATCACATTGTTCCCATAGTTTAGGGATATCTTCTATTTTTGAAAATTTAATATTATTACCCAAAAACCCGTTCTTGGAAAGAAAAAATAATGTTGCGGGTTTTGCTTTACCAAACTCATTTAAACCAATGATGGTAAAATTAATTTCGGGGTTTTTATATATAATCTTATTCAATTCAGAAAATGTGTTTGAATAACTTAACCCCGCGTGTCCGAATATCTCAATTGGATATTCGATAAATAAAAAATTTTCGTATTCTTCTACCGATTGAAATTTATAAGACGACAATAAATCGTTATTGTTAATGGGTTCAATAACATTATATTCGAATTCTACCTCATTTTCAAATTCGGAGTTAAGAAACGCGTCTTTGTAGTGGTAATCTAATTTTTGTACTGTATTTCGTAATACCCCATCAATACTTATGAAAACATCCATAAGTGGAATATAACAACATAACGTTTATGTGTAAAGTCTATTTACTTTAGGAATATCTTGGATATTTATAGATATGAAAAAAAGAAAACTGTGGTCATTAAAAGAAATTGATTTTTTAATTAAAAATTTTGATGATAAAACAAACGTGGAATTATCTAAAAAATTAGAAAGAACAGAAAGATCGGTAGCTAAAAAAGCTAATATTTTAGGGTTAAAAAAAAGTAAAAATCATAAATCAAAATGTATCGCTAAAAGAAATAAAATGGTTGGGAGAGATATAACCGTAGAGTTAATTATTAAAGAATCTAAAAAATATAAAACTAAATCCGAGTTCCAAAGAAAAGATCCGTCACTGTACTCTGCTGCCAGAAGATTAAATGTGCTAAATGATGTATGTGAACATATGATACCTCAGTCATTTAGTATACCTCAATTGATATTAAAAGAAATTTTAACTCAATTATTAAATGTAAAAATAATTTATAATAGTAGAAGAATTATTAAACCATATGAGTTAGATATTTACATACCTGATTATAATATCGCATTTGAATACAACGGTAAATTATGGCATAACTCCAATCAAAATGATTTAAAAAAACAAATGATTTGTAATGAAAAGAACATTAAGTTATTTACAATTAAGGAAAATAATAGAAAATATGAAATAGAAATAAAAAATCAAATAATAATGTTATTACCAGAAATAAATAACATAACTAATTTAAATTTGGTAAAAGATGATGTGAATAACATCATTCTTGGTGATGTTTTTAGTGAAATTTATAATTATAGATCATTGCATGAGGTATGTAAAAAATATACATCATTTAAATCTTTTATTGAAAATGAAAAAAGTATTTACAGAAAAATATTAAAAATTAAAAAAATTGATGAATTTACTTCACACATGAAGGATAGGAGAAAAAGAAGAACTACAGATGAAATTGCTGCCATAATATCAAAGTACGAATTCTTACTTGATTTAATTAAGAATGATCAATCAACATATAGTTATATTAAAAAGTTTAATTTAAATTATTTATTAGAACCTTTAAAAAGAAAAAGATGATTAAACATCAGAATATCTTTCTAAGATTTGACCAATAATTGGGTTTCTAACAATGTCTTTACTACCAAATTCAAATATAGCAACTTCTTTCATAGATTCTAATCTTCGTTTTGCATCGTACAAACCAGATTTGGTTTTATCTCTAAATTTGTCAGTTTGTTCAATGTCTCCTGTTATAAAAAATTTACTATTAAATCCTATTCTTGTTAAAATCAACTTCATTTCGACAGGTGTAGTATTTTGACCTTCTTCAACAATTAAAATCGCGTTATCAATATTATATCCCCTTAAATGACTTATACTCAAAATTTCAACAATACCTAAATCCTTTAATTTTTCAAGTTCTTCTTTACCAATAATTTTATTTAATAAATAATATGATGGAATAATATATGGATCCAATTTTGCGTTTAAATCGCCAGGTAAATGACCTATTTCTGTTCCAGCAACAACAGGGGGTCTTGCTAGTACAATTTTTTCGTATTTATTATCTTCTTCCCATAATAAATCTATCGCCTTTTTTAGAGTGACGTAACTTTTTCCAGTACCACTAGGTCCAATACATATTGTTATTTGATTTTCTCCCAATACCTTCCAATATTCTTCTTGGGATTTTGTTAAAAATTTTTCTTTTGGTTTTTTTATTAGTTCTCTTATTCTTTGTTTCTGTGGTGTTGCTTTATCTTCTGTTACTTTAGTTCCGGGCTTACTTTTTTGTTTTATCAATTTCTAATGGTTTTATTCAAATAAATATCTTCATTTTCCAGTACTGCCAAAACCACCATCAGATCTTTCGGTTTCCGATAAATCATCAACTTCAATAAATTGGATTTTAGGGTATGGTAGAATAATTATTTGAGCTCCTCTTTCTCCGATACTATATAATTTAGCATTTTCATCATATTTCCTGAAAGTTGACATTAGTTCCCCGCGATACCCCGAGTCTATTATTCCAACACAGTTCGTTAAAGATAAATCGTAATTTCTAACAGAAGACCTTGGAAAGATAAGTCCGACATACCCATAGGGTATTTCCACAGAAATACCGAAACCGTAGGTTATTTTTGTGTCGTCATTTGAATATATTGACGTTATTGTCAAATCCATCCCAGCATCTCCATCTTTTGAATAAGATGGAGATACTGCATCAGGATGGATTTTTTTAAATCTAACATCTAATTTTGGTTGATTAAATGTTTGATTAAAGACATTAAATAACGAATCGATTTCTTTTAAAAAAGACAAATCATCTGATTTATCATCATTTAATTTATCTTCATATTCTTTAATTTTTGCAAATAATTCGGACATCTTTTCTTCCATCATAAAACCATTTGTCTTTTTTCTTTTACAACTTTAAGCAACCATTCATCCATTTTCCTAACTCTATTTTTCAAATCTTCATCGGCAGGTCTAATACAGTATTCAACAAAAACATCGGTTATTCTTTGTAATTCTTCGACACTTACTTGAATACCCAAGGACGTTACATAATCAAAAGCTAATTTGATTTGTGATTGCCTAACTATTTGGATTTGATTACTATAAAATTCCATATTATTTATTTATTTATTTATTTATAAAGTTCTGGTGTATTTTTTTTATCTAAAATACATTCAATTTGCATCTTAACGATAGAAATACTTTCCGAAGATCTAATATCTCCCGCCCTGTATTTAGACGCAATTATTGTTGCCTCCTCAACGGATTCCGCTTGAATAATGTATTTAAGTTTTTGTAATCTAGGATTTCCATTTCGATCCATTTGTTCTGTTTCATACCCGATTGTGACTAAGTAATGCATAATTGTTTGTTTTTAATTATTAATAATACTTTTAAAAAATTGAATACGATCTTTACTTACATTTTTTAATGAATATTTGTCTTTAACTGTTTCATATAACCTATTACCCAAATCTTCAATCATGTTCGGATTTTCGATCAATTTTTTCATATGTTGAGCCCATTGTTTATGATTTTTCTTTGGTGATACAAGAAGAGAATTACCTTTACCATTAAATTTTCCTTCGGAAATACCTGAAATTAAATCCAAGGTATACGGTTTTACTTCACTTGCAATTAATGCTTTTTTATGAAATCCGGCCTCAATTACCTTTAATTGAGATTTACTTTCATTAAATAATGATTCCACTAAAGGAGCCAAAGAAACGTCGAAATAATTGTAATTAGATGCATATGTATCAATATTTCTCGTCCACCTTCTTACATAAGGTTTATCCAAATCATTATATGGAGATTCAACAAAATTAAAAAGATATGTTTTATAGTCCATATCCAAAACCCTGTACTTATCGGTAAAAATACTTTCGTATTTAAACCAAACCGTTTCAAGTGGTTGTATTGGTCTTTGTCTTTCTTCTCCTGTTTCTTTGTTGTATTCCGTAACCGTACCCCTTGTATCAAATCCACATAAAACAAACTGTATTTTATCTTTAAATTGATTATGGATTGTTGAAATCCCACTTTCCAATAATTCAATATCCGCCAAATGGCTTGACCCACCAAGCCAACCAAATCTGATTTTTTCAGAACTAATTTTATTGGGTTGAAATTGTGGTTCTTCGTCATTTACTGCATTTGGGAAAATGATAATATTTTTAATATTTAATCTTTGTTTTATTGTTTCCGCAAATATTGGTGTTGTTGTTGCTACATAATCAGAACTTTTTAATAGTTCAACTCTTTTCTCAGCGACATTTCCCGCCTTTATTGCATAATATAAAGGATGTCTTTGATCTACAAACCAAAGATCATCAATATCCATTATTGTTTTTATTCCATTTTCCTTTAACCATTTTAATCTATTGACATTATGTTGGTGAGATAATTTATGAATGAAACTATGAAAATACACAATGTCATAATTTCTAAAAAAATCGTCATTATTTGGAACATCTAATGAAATATCAACATGAATTTCATCGGAATAATTGTCTGAAATGTATTTAAATGGATCTAAAATTCTAAATTTTCCAACACCGAATTGGTCTGATGGAATTGCTAATACTCTTATTTTTGGCATTAATTGTTATATTATATGTAGAAATAATAACAAAAACTTTTAAATAAAAAAAATGTACCCTCTTTATTTTAAATAAAAAGTTCAATAATATTAAACTTATATGAAAGATATTTTTAATAGTGCATATAATATGTTTAACAGCTTTTTAGAAAAAAAAATTGATGATTACTGGAATAATTTTGGTTATGAGGTAAGAAGAAATCAATGTATGTCATTGATTAATTCATTGAATGATAGATTTAATTTTGAAACATTGAGAGTATTAGAAACCGGCGTTTCACAATCTTATAGAGATAGTTTATGGGGATTATTCCTTGGATTTGCAACAGGATTAACTAATGGTAAAATGGATGCTGTCGATATAAATGAATTATATGCAGAAAATTCAAATAAACTTTTTAAAGGAATAATACCAAATTTGGATTACCAAACACATGTGCAAGATTCCATATTATTTTTAGAAAACTATCAACATCAACCAAATATTGTACACTTGGATAGTTGGGATTTAGACTTAAAAAATCCTTTACCATCTGCATTGCATGGATGGAAAGAATTTGTTGCAATTAAGAATAAAGTACCGAAGGGTGGTATTATTATTATCGACGACAACTATATAGATAAAACATGGATTGAATGGAATTACCCGAATGGGTATTCAGAAAAAATTGTAACTCAGTACCCCATGACAGGTAAAGGATCATTAATTTATCACCACGTTATTGAAGGAAAAGATGATTGGGAATTGATTGGTACGCATTACAATGATCATACAAACATAAAAATAATAATTCAAAAAATTTAAGACTTTTTTGACTTATTCACCCCTGTAATTTTACCTTTAAAAATAGAATCTCCTACTTTAAGCACTAAGGTTTCATTAATTGACTTTGTTTCCTGTGCGGTCAATATTTGATTTAATTTTTCATCTAAAACTTTTCTAACAACATTTTCAACGATTGTTGTGATAAGATTAATGTCTAAATTAGATGTGTTGTGTGATTGTTTTGGTTTTTCGGATTTTGATGATAGACCCTCTCTCTCCATTAATTTTTTTGCCCCTTTAATAAAACTCATATCCAATGTATCGTTTAATGATACTTGTGGTATTGGATTTTCAATCATCGCCTTTTTAATTGCATCGGGTAATTTTGATTGATTTATTCTGTCTACATCAACCATTTGTTTACTATAATTTGTAGGTGGAGTGACTATTTTGGCAACTTCTTCGGGATCAGATCTTAATATATCTTCATTCACATTTCCTTTTTCAAAATCACCAATCTCTACTTTATCCATTACTTTTTTAGCTCTGACTAATCTACTCATTAAATCGTTTTGTGATATTGATCCTTGTTGTGACATAATAATAAATATATTTTTTTTTAATCAAACATTAAAGATTTAATTCTAAATATAGTTTCTTGAAGTTTATTATCTTCATTTGGTATATTGTTTACTACCTTTATGTTGTTTTTATTTAGAAAATTGGATAAATTGGATTTAGTATCCATTTCGAATTTTCTTCTTGTTCCTTCACCAGGTTTAATGTTTAAATTACTATCCCTCTGTTTTTTTATCCAATCATTTTCTTGTGATTTATATAAATCATTTGCGATTTGATTGAATTCGTCAGTTGAGATAAATTTTTGACCATTAACCTCTTTTGGTGTTATTCTATTTGGTAATTGCTTTGTGTAATCGGGTCTTTCGTCATCAGGAGAAACAGGCGGTTTTTCAATTGGTACCGGTTCTGGCAATTCCTGATCCGTTGGGGGTTCGGTTTCAGGTTCTCCTGTAATTTCTGGTTCTGGTTTAACTTCTGGTTCTGGTTTAACTTCTGGTTCTTTTTTGATATCTGGTTCTGGTTTATCTGTCCATACAGATTTAACAAGTGTTCTGACCATTGGACTTCCAGCCTTTTCATCATCTGGATTATATCCCGGTCTTTTTTCATTAAAAACTTCGTCTTCTAAAACCCTTATATTAGACATTCTATCAATCCTAAAAGTTCTCCAATTGGTTTCGTCAAATCCTTTTTTGGATACGGATGGTGGTTGAACATAAGCTCTGATTAAAACGTTTCCTTTTCTGCTTAATCCCATTGCAACCGCTTCAGCTCGTATCCTAACACCAGGTTTTACACTATCTTTTAAAGAATTTGTGTTTCCTTTATAATAAAAAGTAATTGGGTGTCTATTAGTTATAGCATTAACGAGAGACTTGTTCTTACGACCTTTCTCGATGTTTTGTTCGTTAATAATACCCTTTATTAATTCTTTAAATAACATTAGAAATCAGGATAACCTTTATTTGAATTATATTTATTTCTCGCTACGGAATCAATTCTTACATTTATATCTGTATTTGATCCGACACTATTATTTAATTCTCCTTTACCTCTTTCATCACCATCAGATAACGCGTTTTTATTTACTGATGAGTATTCGTTGTTCGGATCATAATAATTTCTACCGGTGTTATCTATCCTTGTTTGAATATCCACACTAGATCCAACATTACCTCCATTTTCTCCCTTACCTTTTTCATCACCATCAGATAATGCATTTTTGTTGGTGGAACTATAATTTCCTTCTTGGTTATAAGCATTTCTTGCAAGATGTTCTTGTCTATACTTATTTGCTAAAATTTCAAGTTGTGTTGCCATATTAGTATAATATTAATTTTTTTATTTTATTTATTTCTTCATACAGTTTCATGTTTTTTAATGGTGAAACCGAAGTTTTATGTGAATTACTTTTTATAAGATTTACAGGAATTTTAAAGCTAAATTTTTTCTCATGTTTTTTTATATAACTATTTTTTCTTTGTCCATCTATCGCACCAATCTCATCAGCCCTCTTTTTCGATTGTTTCCTGTCTTTAATTAAATCACGTTCACCTTTAAGATATTGTTTCGACCAATCAAACATCAAATCTCCCCCGTATAAATCATACCTAACTCTATCATTTATCTTATCTATATTTTGTAAATCGTGAATAATTCTTTTTAGTTGCCCATATTTTACCGTTTTGTCTGACAATAATTTTTTTGCTCTTTTAGAACCATTTACATTTTTTCCCTCCAACCCCACTATCGTGTGATTTATTTTATCTAATATGTTTTGGGGTATTTTAAATACCCTACCTTTTAGTTCTTTATTCATCCTCTTTAAAAAAATTAATTACATCCTCAAGAGATATGTCATTGTTTTTTAACGAATTCTTTAATGACATAAGTTGTCTTTTGACTATTGGATTAATTTCTCCTTTATCTTTATTGACAAAATCGTGGTTATTCGTTTTTTTTGACAAAATATTGTCAATATATTCTTCAATAAATTTTTTAGGGTTTTCAACTAACCTTACTTTTTCTTTTGGTAAATCTTCATCATATCCCATCTTTTCCAATCTTTCTTCGGTTTCGTCATCACTTAACCCCAGATCTTTTTTAAAATGATTTTTGGCTTGTTTAATATCCACATCTTTACCTAGTGTTTCATCATACCCCAATGACTTACTCATATCAGCCTCCGCCCAATATCTTAACGATGTGTGAGTACCATGAACTCCATGTGTTCCCATACTACCGGCGGCGGTATTTACAACATCATCTGTCGTTTTTTTCTGAGTAATTCCTTTTGTATTAAAATCTGTTGGTTTTTTACTTCTCTTGATATTTCCTTTCTCATCTACAATTTCGTCAATGTCTTTTTCTACTTTTTCTGGAATTTTTTCAAAGTCAGTATCTTTAGAAAACTCATTTGCCCACTTTTTCCATTTCTTTCTTTCTTTTTTGGGTAATGATTTATCTGAAGATTTCGCATAAAAAAACT